TGATCAATAAAATTCATACTTCCCCATTTTAAAGACCCAGACCACATTTTATTATTCTTTATCAGTGGAAAGAACGCTTTAGACCCAACGTGATTTTTATTTCCTATAAAACTAAATTTACAATCACTCTCAATAAGCCAAGTAACAAAATCTATTGACAACGAAAACGGAGGATTGGTAATAACAAAATCAGCACTATCTCTAAACCTTGTAATTTCATCAGACCTAAAACTTCCATCTCCGTCCAGCAAATGATAATGAATATCATTTAAATTTGTAGGGATTGGATCGCCTTGTTCTAAAATATAAACTTTCCCTCTTGTTTCGCCTGTAATATCAGGGTTGGCATAACAAGAACTGATTAAACGTTTTAAGCCTAATTTCTCAAAGTTTTGAATAAAGTATAAAGTGAAATTGCTCCACGTTGGATCATCACAAGGGCATAATACAGTTTTCCCTTTAAATAGGTCTGGATTATACTCTAAATACCCCCCCCCTATTTCTTTTTCTATATCTTCTAGGATGGTGTAAAATTCATCATTCTTTTCTTTCTTGGCTTTGTTTAAGTTTGTATTTTTAGCTTTCATTATAATACCTGTTTATTTATACAGTAAATTCAAATTTAATAGGTGGATGATATTGGTAATTCTCCACTACAAAATCATTAGGGTGCATACGATTTAACACATAATCCCACGTAATTTTTTCTTTTCCTACATATTTAAATGTTGGTGGATCAAAAGGTGTACGAGATAATTGCTCTTTTACTTGGTCTAATTGATTTTCGTAAATATGAGCATTAACTAATTTTAAATAAACGTTCCCCTGTTTCTTGCCTGACAATTGGCAAACTAACCACAATAAAAACCACGCTTGGATCATGTTAAAGTTTAAACCTAAAGGAGTATCTGAACTACGGGCTTGAGTGTTTAAATACACGGTATCACCTAATAACGAAAATTGGTGCATAAACATACAAGGTCGTAAACAACCTAATTCAAAATACATAGGATTCCAAAAGTTCCAAATTAAGCCCCTAGTATCATTGTCATTAGTTAAATTATCTACAATATCTTTTAACGTATGACCACTAACTAATTCATCTGATAAGGCTAGTTTTTTATTCTTGACTTTAACTTTATGGATTTGATTTCCAACAGCACCATAAATAAGTCCTAAATCACCATATTTATCAGCTATAAATTTATGGTTAGGATTATTAAGCCAATCAGGATTTTGTGCGTTAGCATCCCACGTTTTCACCCCTAAATCATGAAATTGACTAGTTTTAGTATAGCCACGAATATAACCTAAAATCTCACCGATAGCTGCCTTATAATAACTTTTTCTAGTCGTTACAAGTGGAAATTGATCAGGTGTAAGTGTAAGGTCGTGATTGATAATAGTAAGGCATTTAGATTTAGTGCGTTTATTTTCAACCCATACACCCTCTTTTACAATACGATCTAATAAGTCCAAATATTGTTTCATAGCATTACTCCCTTACAATATACATAGTGCAATTATAGTGATCATCTTGCATTTTTCTACAATCAGTAATTTTTAAGTATGACCCATTTTCTAATTTAGATACCCTAGGTGTTTTTGTTTTATCTAAATAGGTGCATACAATAACAGTGATCGCTACAATACCTAATGTTAAAATATACGCAAGACTACTATTTGCACTTGATTTTTTAGTTTCTTTTTCTAGATTCAAAGACATAATTTCACCTATTAAACATTAAGTAATTGTTTAGCATCTTCAACTACATCATCAAACTTATTTTCAGCGGTTTGTAAGTCTTTGTATGTTTCATTAATAAGCACTACTTCAAATTGACCTGAATACGCAACAAGCTTAACTTTATAACCTGATTTACTACCTTGTGGATTGAATAACTCAATTAGTTCAGCTTTTAGTTTCTCTGAAATTTTAAATTCGTATAAAGTCATAATGCCACCTATTGTTGTAATTGATATACTTTTATACCATCTTCATTAAATGCAACATTACAAGGGATTACTTTTCCCTCTTTATCAAGTTGGACGGTTATGCCTAATTTTTCACCAGGTGGATCAAGTAATAGATAAGTAACCCCCTCATAGCAAACAGGTTTAATATACTTATCTGTTCTACTTTGTGGTGTATCACAAGCGGTAAGAGTTAGTGCTAATACTAAAAGTGCTAATTTCTTCATTTTCTTTTCTACCTATTTTTAGTTATTTAAAAGATCGAACATTGAACACGATTTTACCTGAACGTGCATCAAAATCAACTGTTCCCTCTAATTTATCACCTTCTTTGAATCCGCACTCTTCTAATGCTTCTACATATTTTTTGCCACCAAAAGAAACAGTAACAGATTTTACACGTGGTGTAGTTGCGGTAATAATACTAACGTTCTTATCAATGATAACAGCCATAATTTCCTCACTTTTTCTATTGATAAAATGTTACTAGACCATTGCTAGTTGATAATTCGCCATATAAGCGTTGTTTATTTTTACTGATGCACTCAATACCATTTGCACCTACTGATTTAATAGTAAAATCTTTTACTTTATCAGGGTGGATAATTGCTAATGCACGTTGGAACGAATCTACTAAATCTTTAAATGAAATAGATTGTGGAATCTGTACTTTAAACGTTTCTACTTCCTTACCTGATTTATTGAACTTACTAGCAAATAAAATTAATTGGGAAAGGCTTGTTGATTCTTTAAATGATTCAGATAAAGACTTCACCGCATCTGTTCTGTAGTCAAAGTCACTTGTTGATTTTTCCGCTTTGTAACCTTTGAAAACAATATCAAAATCTGGTAGATTGCTAGGCACATCAGCATCAGCAAAGTTATAAGACAATGAAAGATGAGGAGTAAACTCAGGATAATCCCAATTTGCACCAGCTGACATAAGCTGATCCCAAGATTGATTAATTTTCTCATTTTCTAAACCTAATACTAAGCAATTTTTATTATCACCAAATAAGTGATAAGCTTTTACTTTTGCTTTTAGTGGGAATTTAAGTTTTAATTTTTTCTTTAGTAGTTTTTCTACATTATCACCTGAATATAATAAAGTACAATGGAATTCATCAGATACTTCATTTAATCCAATTGACTTACAGAATTCATTTAGTTTTTTAGTCGTTTCATCATCGCAAATTAAACGACCATAAGCAATTTCTTTTGACATAATTTTCCTCTGTTTATAGTATTAAAGCCTATGCTTTAATACTAACATAGGCTTTCAGTTATTTCAATAGTTATTGAAAATTATTTTGTTGTTGTGGCTTATCCGTGACCATACATTCAGTAGTGATCATAAGACCTGCGATTGAACTTGCAAATTGAATAGCTGATCTTGTTACTTTGGTTGGGTCTAAGATACCCATTTCTAACATATCACCAAATTCGCCTGTTAAAGCATTATAACCATAGTTATCATGTTCAGATAATACTTTATTTAATATAACTGAACCATCTTCACCAGCATTAGTTACAATTTGGCGTAATGGTGCTTGAACCGCTTTAAATACTAATTTAATACCTAAATCTTGCTCGTTATTATCACCATGTAAAGTAGTTAGTTTTGTACTTGCACGTAATAACGCAACACCACCACCAGCAACAATACCTTCTTCAACAGCTGCCCTAGTTGCACCTAAAGCATCATCAACACGATCTTTTTTCTCTTTCATTTCAAGTTCAGTTGATCCACCTACACGAATTACCGCTACACCTGAAACAAATTTAGCAATACGTTCTTGTACTTTTTCTTTCTCAAAGTCATTAGTTACTTTAGATAGTTGGGTTTTTAATAACTGAACACGTTGCTCCAACTGTTCTTTGTTAGAATTGCCATCAATAATAGTAGTATCTTGTTGTGTTACTACTACACGTTTTGCTTGACCTAGCTGATCTAACGTTGCTTTATGTAATTCTAATCCAACTTCTTCACTAAATACTACACCACCTGTTACAACAGCTAAGTCTTGCATTAGTTCTGATTTTCTTGTACCAAATCCTGGGGCTTTGATTGCTACCACACGAACTGTACCACGCATATTATTTACTACTAAGGTTGCTAAGGCTTCACCTTCAACATCTTCAGCAATAATCACTAAAGGGCGACCTACTTTTGCTGTTTGTTCAAGTAGTGGGATAAGATCTTGAATATTTGAAATGCGTTTATCAGTCATTAAGATAAATGGATTATCAAATTCAGCTACTTGTTTTTCAGGATCAGTAACAAAGTATGGTGATAAGAAACCACGATCAAATTGCATACCTTCAACTACTTCTAATTCATCTTGTAAGCCTGAGCCTTCAGCTACAGTGATAACTCCATCTTTGCCTACTTTTGCCATAGCTTCAGAAATTAACTTACCAATCTCTTTATCTGAATTAGCTGAAATTGTTGCTACTTGTTCAATTTCTTGTTGTGTTTCGCAAGGCTTAGATAAGTTAGCTAATTCTTTCACCACTACTTCAGTAGCTTTATCAATACCACGCTTTAATTCAACAGGATTTAAGCCTGTTTCAACTAATTTTACACCTTCTTGAACGATAGCTTGAGCTAGTACCATACTTGTAGTTGTACCATCAGCTACACGATCATTAGCTTTAACAGATACTTCTTTAATCATCTGTACGCCAATATTTTCAAACTTATCTTCTAAGTGGATTTCTTTTGCAACAGAAACACCATCTTTAGTGATAACAGGTGGCATACCTTGTCTATCTAATACTACGTTACGACCTGCTGGACCTAATGTAACTTTAACAGCATTAGCAACTGTATTTACACCTTTTAACATTTTTTGTCGTGCTGATGCACCAAACTCTACTTCTTTAATCATACTTCATTTTCCTATTGTTATTGATTAAATAATACCTTGCCTAATCTTCATTAAGCTTTTTCCTAATTGATTAAATCCTTGGGTAGATTCTTTAAATATACCTTGTTCAATATAACTTTGTACAACATATTTAGACATACCTACTCCCCAGAAATAATCATAAGGGCTACATTCTACTAAAATATCATCTTTAGTGTCAAGTAATACTTGTTTCATATCTTCGTTATTAAATTTCAAAGATAAACCTAATTCCATTACCTTAACTTTTACATTTTCCCATTTAGCAATATCACCATTTCTTGTACGCCCAAATTCTTTAATCTGTTTCATATAGTTGTGAAACCATTCTAAATAAGTTGGGTTTTCTTGAATTTCTTGAGCTGTGATTTTGCCATATAGAAAAGAGTTTAGAAAATTGCTACCTTTTAAACAAGCATTGAGTTTTGCTAGTTCGTTAAGGCAATTCATAGCAATTAGTTTCTGTGTTACATAAAAATGTTCAACTGATAGATAAGGTTTTCCCAAGTAATAGAAAACACAAGGATAAAAATTAGATAGTGGGTCTTTTACACTGTAGAATAATGTATAATTTTTTACTTTGATCATATTAAATTCTCTTTATATGCACAGGAATTCCTTTTTTAGTAGCTAATTGAATACTATTTAAAGTTCCTCTAGATTTAAGATCCCAAAAAGCTAATACACAATCACTATCATTAATAATTAGTCTATTGCGAATAAATCCAGCTTGTTTACCATATTTATCCCAATTAGGATAATGTATTATCATTTCTTTTCCTGACCATTTAGCTAACAATTCAGCAATTGAATCAGCACCTTTAGCACCACCACTAACAATATGCGTTACTTGATTGTAAAAAGGAAGTGCCTTAAACACTTCCCACGCTTTATCTGAATCTGTAAATGTTCTTGATCCTATAATTGCTAATTTCATTTAAACACCTAAATATTTGCAAACAGCGTTCCAATTAGGATATTCTTTGCTACCAAATAAAACTAACTCACCTTGGAATTCACCAGCACCATTTTTTCTTCTATCGTCAATCAAATAATCCCCAATGTTCATATTTTTATTATGGCTTAAAATCACTCTTTTGTATAAAGGATTTTCCTCACCTTTACCAAAGTATTTTTGAATCCATAATAACTTATCAGACCAAGCACTAGGATTATTCCAAGGAGCTGTTGAAAGAACATAAACTTCATATTTTTCACAAAGAGCTAAAACACTTTCAATAGCACCATTAACTGGTTCCATTAAACTGAAAATGCCCTCAACTTCATCGTATCTTCCTTCATATTCAGCTTTTATGTTTTCAGACAATTGGTCAATTCCACTTTGGAAATTAACTAAAACATTATCCATATCAACATAAACTACTTTTTTCATCTTACAGCCCCTTATCTCTTACATTTATATAATACTATAAACCATAACTAAGATCAATAGTATTTTAATGATTTTTAGAATATTTTTTCTTTATAAAAAGATTGAGCTTTTTTAGCAAGCATACCTTGTACATTCTTCCAAGTTAAACCGTTTTCAAGTAAGACATCTGATTCTTCCTTAAGAATATCATTCATAACCCATCTGATAAAGTCACCTGTGCTAGTTGGGTCAAGTGGTAAGCCTTGTTCTTTTAAGTAGTCTAAACCTTGATTTAAACGATTTTCAGTGCAAGAATATTCTACAAATTCAGTAATTTTCTCAATTCGTTCTACATTAACAGGTGCGATTGTTTTTACTTTACTTACTGAATGCTTTTCACCTTTAACTTTAAAGGCTAAATCTCCATAAGTTTTAACACCATCACCAACTAAACGCCATACAACACCTTCGCCTAATCCTTCAATATTAAAATAGTATTTAGCGAAAGGGCCACATTCTTCAACTGATAATGTTTTTTCAGCTAGTACATTTGAAGCGTTTGCAAGATTTAATTCACTGAAATTGATTTTAATATGTTCAATGCCATGATTTCGCATAGTTACAGGGAAGATTCTTAAATCTTCATTGTAAAAATCGTTCAAATAGCTAATATCAACAAAGTGTCTGTCATAATCTACACCTTCTTTTTCTGATTTAGTATAAAGACAAATTGAGAAAGGTGCAAAGAACTTATCAACTTCAGATATTGCTACGCCTTTTTGAATACCTTGACCAGCCCATTCACCATACACTACAACCGCATTAACATCTAAACCATTTACAGGAATAAATGTTAAAAGACTATCAACAAATCTTTTTACTTTAGGTTGTAAAGCATAGGCAGCAAATCCAGCATTATCTGATTCTAAAGATAATACTTTATTTCTGGATTGTGCATAATAATTACCTTGGTCATCTAATACAATACTAGCATTAGTTCCATGCAATTTTACTGTACCTTGAAAGGTTAAAGTAGTGTTATCTGAATCTTTATTATTGTAATCATCAGAACGCTTTACTGAACTTACTACTTGTCTAACTGTTCAATTGATGGGAATGGATAAAATTTTAATTTGTTCATTGTAAAATTCCTATTGTTAGTTATTAATCATCATTAGGAATTTTACTAAAAAAGAAACAGGTTGTCAAGCACTAAATCTTAACAACCTGTAACGTTTATTTGCTAAAAATATAAACACCTTCATCGTTATCTACAAATGTTTTCTTACCACTTGAACTACCACCAACCCTAGTGATATTCTTCATAGATAAATAGCTACATGGTGTCAATCCTTTAAGAATAGATGCTTGCGTAAATGATTGAACAAGTGGATAGCCTTTGAAATCTTTTACGTTAAAAGCAATTTTACCTGTTGATTTAGTATATTGAATTAAACAATCAATCAAAGGATTAACAAATAATTCAACCCACTGATCATAGTTTGTTGTTCTATACGAATCTTGTTTTTCTAAGTCATTATTACCATAATCTTCCAAATTAAAATATGGTGGACTTGTAAAACAAAAATCAACACAACCTACTAATTCAGGAACTAAGTATTGCGATCCTTGTTCAAAAATCATATATCTAAAATTAGGCTTAATAGTCTTAATATCTTCAGCTAATTCTTTTAATTTTGGAATTAAATTAGCATTAACATCAAACCCAATATAATCTAAATCAAGTACCGCACTAGCCAATAACCTAATACCCCAACCACAGCACGGATCTAGATAATCTTGCCATTGCCAGATAAATCTTGCAAGGCTTTCAAGATCGAAATGCACTCTTTCAGTGGAAAATTACTAGGCTTACTTGCGTAACCTTTACCTGCCAATCTTAGTGCTGTTTTAAAATCTTTAACTAAATCTTTGCCATCAAATACTTTATCATTAATCTTTGTTTTATTGATAAACATTTGCACAAGTTCATCACTTGCCAACGCTTGATTAATAGACCATTTTGTAGTGTAGAAAATAGTATCAGCAGCCACACGTTCAAAGTAATAGTTATAGATATGGTTAGTATTAGTTTTTCCTTCTAATAAAATCCCCTTCAGCTGTTTCAACGCAAGTTCTTTATTTTCAGTATAGTAGTTATCTCTTACATATTGGATCTTTTCAGGTTCTAATACACCATCAAAATGTTTTGTATCTACAGATTTTCCTAAATATTCTATAATCATTAGTACACCTTTTCCCTTACTGGTAAACTATTACCAACTACCCAAAACAAGAATTTTGATCCTTTAAATCTTTCATCATTAAAAATAAACTTATTTGCGTAATCCCAAGCTTTGGATTCATAGATTGGGTCTAAATAAAAACTTTCAGCAATTTTGCATTTTAGCTTTTTATGATATTTGTAAGTGTTATCAACAATGAATGAATGTTTTGGATCAATATCCTTACCTAAAATCTTATGTACAGTGCTATACATATTAATACCTGAAATTTGAACACCAATTACTTTCGCTTTTTTATTAAATTTCTCAATCCCTTTTAAAATGCCACTAAACATGATAGCACTACCGCAAGGAACTACAATGTAATCAATATCATCGGGAATATTTTTAACTTGATTAGCTACACTATTTACAATAGCATCTTCGTTGTCATCTAAGTTGATCCCAAACTTAATTTGGAAATAAGGCTTTTCCTGTTCACATAAAGATCTAACTTTACTATCTAGCACATTTTGATAGCCAACATTGCAAAGTTCAACCCTAGTAGCATTATTTATTGCATTTTCTACCATAGGTCTTTTTTCTTTTAGTTTTTCAATTGATTTATTACCAAATACTAAAATACAATCTAAGCCATATTTCTTAGCCACAGTAGAAATAATAACAGCTTGTGGACTATCTACAGATACCCCACTAATTACTGTATTGTTATAGTAATTTTTAATCTCGACCAGTCGATCCTCGACCAAAGAGATCATTTGTCGTACTTTTCCACCACTGATAGGCATATCTTCATAAGGCATAAATAAATCATCTCTTTTAAAATATATACCATTATATTCTTCAATTGGTGTTAAATCATTCTTATTTGTAATAATCATTCTTTATCCTATTGTATCTAAACTTAAACTAGGTTGATCTTTATATGTTTGTTCAATATAAGATCTAGTATCATCTGTTCTATCTTCGTTTGTAACAATAACACGCATACCATACATATTAACAGGTTCGCCAAAGTTAGTATTTTGATATTCAGATTTAAGTTTTAATTGTTGATTAAATTGCGAATAATCTACGTGGTGATGCCATCTACTAAATTTATAAACTACCTTAGCAACATCTGGGTGCATTTGTTCAAGCATTTTGGATTTTTCTAAAGTTCCTTCGTGCTTATAAAATTCTTCAGTGTTTCCACCTTGCACTTTTTGTGTAGTAGCTTTTCCTGCTGTAAAACAGTTAAATTGAATAGTACACCAACCATCTTTTAAAGCTCTGAGACTTAAATCAGTGTCTTCATTATATCTACCACGCCACCTATAAGGTATATCGTTTCTTATAAGTAAGAAAGAGTATATCCTAGTATTTAGCGTATAGCAAGCCCTACATTCATTTGATTTTAAGAACATAGTATAATTTAGACCAGCTATTGCAATGTTTTCATAGCGTTCTACAAAATCTTCATAAGCATTAAAGAAAGCACCTGTTCTACACTTAATTTTTCTATTATTGAAAAAGTAGTGAAATCCTTCAGTTGTATTATCATCAAAAACCCAATGATACTTGTAACCATAACTAATACTATGATCCCATGCAAAATTACGTGCTGCCCCTGGTCCTTTGGATTTAGTGTCTCCAAGATCATCAAAAGTATCATATTCTTCTTGATATTTAGGATCAAGAACTAATAGCCTACAATAGATTGGATCAACGTGCTTTCTATAATCTTCATATTGGCTTTGTTCTACAACTACAAAATGGGGAACTTCCATTTGTGCTAAGAATCTACTTGTATAACATTTATCAGCTCTATTCTTACTAACCACATAAATAGGGTAACGTAACTCATATTTTCCACCAACAACACGCCAACTACTTGTCCTACCATGAATTAAGCGTGGCATTCTGATAGATTTAGTTTTATCTGAAATAGGCTGATCAAATAAAAAAGCTAAATCATCTGAACTATATTTATTAGTATCAAAATGAAAGTTTATAGTAGCATAAATTTCTTCATCAAAAGAATTGTAGTATGGCATTGAATTAGATTGCCAAATTTCAAGCTTATCTAAATAATCTTGTGAATATTCAAAAACTTTTGGTGGCTTTTGTCTTTGCTTTTCTTCAAATGTTGAAAAATCATAATCTTTAGTCATAGGTGATAAAGTAAGCCCTAATTTTGCATTGAATTCATCTAAGGCTTTCTTAGTATCAAATCGGCAAATAATAGTTCTAGTCATATATCACACCTTATCTGTAAAAGTATCTACCATATAAACAAAAAATGAATCTAAATCTTCATAATCAGGTTTAGGTTTGTTTTCATCTAATAGTGGTGTGTATAAGTCTTCAATGCACCATTTCAAGTTTTCAAAATATTCAAAAGGAACAACGTTATAACCTTTCTTACGCCTTTCAATTGCTTCTTCTAAGTTTTTTGCTAAGTCTGAAAAATACTTATTCTTTTCTTTAGCGTGGGAAATCAACATATCAGCCAAGACAGGTGGTAGCTCTTTTCCATAGTCATTCAAGAAACTTAATGCAATTAATCCAGCACTGATAAATTCTTTAGCATCAGACTGAAAATAACCATTTTTTAAGTAGTTTTTCATAATACACCACATTTTGTTCATATAAGTATTATGATCAAATACACGCTTTAAGAATTCACCTAAAATCCAACTTACACCGTCAGTAGGATCACCGCTGTTCAATAAATTGTCAGAATATCTTACAGATTGTACTAAGCTTACATCATTTTTAATTAAAAGTTGTAAAGCCTTTTTCAATTCCAAAAATTGAATATCTAAAGTTTTAGTCTTGAATGTAAAATTAGTTAGGTTGCTTTCAGGATTCAATGTTAAATACCCATTAATACCATTATTAGGAATAAAAATAGCAATTAAATCTGTATCTGATTCTAATGTGCTATAACCTTTTAAATCACTACCCCTTAAGCCTAACCAAATGACTTTGATATTATTTTCATTTTCAACTTTCTCAATCGTGGTTTTCATCGGCTAAAAACTCCTTAATTTTAGGATTTTGATAATTATCAAAATCAGGGAAATCTCTCTCTAAAATATAACCAGCATAGTTAGTATTAATCACATCTTCAATAACTATACCAATTTCACACAAGCTTGAAGTGTCATTAATATAAACAATTTCTGTAATTTTATCTACAATTTCAGAAAGTGCTTTGTATGTTGTAAGTTTAGGGTTTAAGTGCCATAAAATTCTTTGCCCTGTTTCATACTCATTCAAAGACAACTTAATGTATTCATATTCATAGGTAACTTTCACTTCAATTGCATTCAATAGTGAACTTCTAATTAAGATTTCTTTCATTTTCTTTCTCCAATTATTTGAATCTACGGTTAATGATAATTACACCTGAAAGCCATAATACAAATAGTACACTATATAAAAAATAGCTTACCAAAGGTAATGAATTATTAGTTACAGGGTTGATAGATAAAATATTAGGATATTCTTCAAAATAAGTTAATCTCCAACCATAATACTTAATTTCAACAGGTTCAGCACTGTTTATGTACTGTTGTGCAATTCCTTGTTGATTAGCTGAATCGAATTTAAAGTACCAAGGAAAATCAAATCTAGTATCTTCGTTTCGATAGACTTTGATTTTACCACTATCTATATCTTTTGTAAACAAGAAATAAACATCTCTAACTGGTCCATCAGCTGGGTTTTGTTTTGTGATCACACCGTCTTTATCCATTCTTTTAACTTCCATACCTGTGATCACTGTTTGTTGATAGCTTGGAAAATTGAAGTCAATAAACAATGCCACAGATAAAATACCTAAAGAAAGCAAAGATACTGTGAACCACTTATAAATAGTTTTTAACATTATAAACCCCCATTTTAAGTACTTTATCTACTTTCTTTTTATTTGCCATTAAACCGTAAGCATAAACTTTATTTTCCGCATCTTGTAAAAGAACTAAATGGTGTCCTTGATAGTTGCAAGTATAGCATTTTCCTAAATGAAAATGATCTAAAACTACATTATCAAACTCTTTCTTAATATGCGTAAATTGAGCTACATATTCAATATCTGGTAAATCTCTAAAATGGTTTTTGTATTCAATTTCAACATAAGCTAAACCGTCAATTTTAGCTAATCCAAATTCATTTTTTATAAACTTTAAAAAATAAGGTTCAGTATTGGCAAAATCAAGCTCTGAAAGAGGGATTTCTTTATACTTTAATTTTAATGGTTGATGTAACATTTTCTTTTCCTTTTGTTTGTGAATTTTGGCTAATTATACACCACAATTTTCTATCTTGCAATAACTTTTGATCAAAAAAGCCCAGCAATTGCTGGGCTTTTATATAACTAAGTTTTATACTTTTTGAATGAATGCAAATCCTACTGGAAAATCGCTTGCTAATACTACCACAGAATAACAACCTTTGCAATCGTCATCGTTGTTGCCAAAAACAAAATCAATTGTGCCTTGTGTTCCTTTTTCTGTAATTTCTACAATATCATCTTTTCCACCTTTAGAGGTTACTTCACCAAGCTTATCTACAACTTTATTTTCAAATGTAGATAAAGCCAAAGTCTGAACTTTAGCAAACTTTTTATCAGTCCATAAACCATCAACTTTAAATAGTTTGTAGTTTTTAGAACTTAGTGCCTCGTTCATACTGTTAAATTTTTCTTTTAACTCTCTTGCTTTACTCATCTTAGTTTATTCTACCTTAATTCTAATACCACACAATTTTTCATTTATAGTTTTTAAATCAGTTCTATATTCATGTATTTTTGATGTTCTTGGGTGAATATTATCTACCATAAATAAATCAATCTTGCCACCACTTAAAATGATTTTGAAATACTTATCAGGAACAGCCACTCTATTTTGTAGTTTTTCTTCAACTAAACAATGATTGAAAGTAACGCCTGTAATAACAAAAGCTTGACCATTTAAATTAGCTTTAATTCTAGCATAATTCTCAATATTTTTCCACAGTGTCCTATTTAGTTCAGGATTTTGTGGTGTCATATTAGATAATAAAAAGCTTTCAGATATTGTCTCATGATCGTTAGTATCACCAGCTGGTGCCATGTGACCCCTATCATAACCTGACCTATAATAATCTTTCAACGTTGATCTTAATTTAGGTGGTAATCTTAAGTCTGGCCTAAAGTCATTAGTTCTTGGCTCTTTTTGAGATAGATTAGATCTTGTTACATTTTCAGTAACTAAGTAAGGTATTCTATCTAAATCAGAATAATAACTAGTGTAAGCCTTATTGCATAAAACTGTAATATAGTATTCATTGGTAATATCTATTGTCACATTATTATGCTTGATTTCACAAGATTGGTGTTCAATTGCGTGTGTAAATGTTGATACAAAAAAGAGCAATAATGCTCCCATTGCTTTAATAGTTTTCATTATTGCCCCCTAAAGTTATTTAAGTAATTTAAATTTTTCTTTTGATAATGGACTTAAATTATCCCAAACAATACCGCCATTGTTTGCAATTACTTTTAACTTGTCTTTGTTCTTATTCAAGAACTCTTTACCATCTTCTTTTACTTCATAATCTTTAGCACAGTTTTCAGGTTCAAAACCATCCCACTCTGGTAATAAATTATATTTAAAGAAATCATAGAAATCTTGGTTATTTTCTTTTTCTAAACCAGATACTTTATATACTTTGCTACCCTTCCAAATAATAGCATAAATTTTCTTATCTACTTCAACTACTTGAAATTTTTCTTTGACTTTATCAAATCTAAACCCCTCAGAAATAACTCCGCCACGAATTTTAATATCTTCAATAGCTTTTTCTAGGCGTTCATTTAATTGACCTAGTTTAGATTGTTTTTTATCTTTACTTTCGTTAATTTTTTGTTTTAATTCTGTTGCTTTAGACATAATTCTTTACCTTTATTCTAATTCTTTTTCTAGTTTTTTTCTAGCAATCGATCTTGCTAACAAACCTAGCGTATTTTGTGGTGTATAGCTTTCTAATTTTTCTACACTTTCTACTTGAACAAATTCAAAAGTTCGACCGTTTACTCTTGTAAAATAAACACCTACTACTTCACCATAACTTGCTTTTCCTAATTTACCAATTTTCCCTTTGCCTGGCCAATCAGCAAAATCATTAGTACCTATCAAGTAAGCATTTTTTCCTTTATCTTGGATAATACATACTGAATCTTGTTCATATCTAATACCCAAGTTTTCAATCTGTTTTACAAATTTTGGATTATCTTTTGCATTTACTACAAAATAAGAGTCTTCGGCTGATTTATAGCGAACACCATCAATAATTTCTTCGTATTGACCCCTAACTTTAGTTACTTCAAAACCTAATGTCTGAAGTTCTCTTAACATTTTAGCTGACCTTGCTTTGTTTTCATCTTTAGTCATTCTATTTTTGCCAATTGGTTCATATTTACCATTTTTAGCAGTTCTGAACGCTGAAATTAAAGCACAGTCATGTTCTTGAGTTTTTGACCAAACCCTAGATAGTGAACTTTCTACTAATTGTTTTTGTAGTTTTTCTTGGATCTTTTTAGCTTTACTTGTCATATTTATTTATCCTTAGCTAGTGCTTTGTCTAGCTGTCTTTCCCAACCATCTTTTACAGTTGCTGGTACATAATCCATAATTTTCTTCAAGAACCTACTTTCAATATCATCTAAATCTTTTGGAACTTCACCAACTTCTTTTACTACAACATAATCCGCTGACTTGACATAGAAAGGTTTAGTTTCTTTACCAAAGATATTAGTTTTCTTATCACCTGAAACAACAACACTATCTACTTTTGCTTTGTTGAATGCAAAGATAAATTTACCATCCATAATAGCTCTTAAGTTACGTGCTGGATGTAGCAATGCCAAAATTGTATTAGCTACGCCTTCATGTGTCATTGATAAGATTTCTTGTGATACAGTTCTTGACCTTGTAGCATTTTGAGCAATAGCTACTTCTACATCATTTACAACCCACACTACGTGAATTTTTAATGGGTCATAACCAAGACTTTTCACTTGCTCAGATATTTTACCTAATTTATCAGGACTTTTCAAGGTCACATCAAAAATTAAATTAGGTTTTCTATCTGGGTGTGCCATAACAATAGAATCAAACATTGTTGATTTAACTTTCTTATCTAAACCAGCCTTATCAATCGCACCGTGTAAAGTTGAAACATCTTTAGGGTTTTTTAAGTCTAATTTACTAATATCAATTCCTTGTTCTTTTTTGACAACAGATTGAATATAGTCATTAGTTAATGCAAGTTCTTTTAATCTATCAACATCAAATACTTTTCCTTGAATATCTAATAGGTTTTTAAGTACAAATCCCTTGCCTGAACCTGCCCCGCCAGCCAAAATAACTACATTACCAAACTTATTATCTTTAAAAGTAATAAGCACCTCTTGTAATAGTCTAGCTCTAGCATCACCTAAATTAGATTCAAATAGGTTTTATCATTTGATCCTTTTAGCTTTTCTTGTAATTGTTTTGCTAAAGTCATAATAACACCTTATCTAAATGCTTTCAAGACTACTTGTTTATTCACTACATTATAAAACATTTCGCCTTTCTTTGAAATAACTTGGATAGCACTAACACCATTAAAATCACCACCAATTGTAACAGTTTCATCGTCAGCACCTAATACTAAATATCCTTCAACTTCGTTTTTGTTTTGGTCTAAAGAATTTTTGCCAACTCTACCTTTATTTAAAGAATATAAAATACTCCAATCAGCACTATGTCTTTCAATTTTTTCGTGCATTGTTTTAAATTTCTCTTGTAATTCTCTAGCTTTACTCATCTCATTACTCCCCCAATTAGCTTAATTTAACAAATTTATTCTTATATTCGTCACCAAAAACGAAAGTAATACCGTAAGTTTGATCAAAAATATCTCTATAAGAGTCAGTACGATTATATCCGTCTTTTAGTGCCTCAACAACTAACTTAGCTATTTTTTCAGCAGTTTTAGATTTAGGATTAAGTGTATCTTTTAAATCATCTAAGCGTTTAGCAATATCATTTTTTAAATCTCCTCCAACTGGATTAAATTGTAATTTGAATTGCTTTGTCATAACTTTTTTATCTAAATCTAAATCTTCTTGCCTTAATGGGTGAATATCCCATTTCCTACTTCCAATTATTACTTCTTTTCTATATTGTTCAGGTGTAGAATATGCTAAATCTTGAGCATCTTTAACAGGTAGTGTGTTTACAGTAACTACAAAACCGTACCAAGGACTAACTGAATAAGTAGCTTTCCACCCAGACGGTAAATTCTTTTTAAATAGCTCTTTCAATTTAATGCTATCTTCCTTTGATACATATAGTTCATTGAGAGGTTTTAATCTTTCCAAGATACTTTTTGCTTTTGTTGTGTCAGGCTTTCTAGTTAAGCTTTCTTTAACTTTTAATACTTTACTCATACGCCCACCCTTATGATAATTTTACAGGTTTATTATAATCACCAAATCTTAACAGCACTGAGAAAGATTGGTCAAAGTAGTCAGATTGTGAGTCTGAATTGTTATAACCTGTTTTCATAGCTTCAACTAAAGTTTCAGCTAATTTTTTAACAGCTTGACTATCTGTTTTCATGTAGTGGGATAATTCTTCAAGTCTAACTTTAAAATTGTTTGATTTAGGATCTTTTGTTGGGTTTACATGAATTTCAAAATCCTTAGTAAAAACTTTTTTATCTTCATCAATAGCATCGAAAGAAACCACATCATACTTATATACATTTTCTGATTTACGACCGTTCTTTTTAGTGTATTCTTCATAGTTTTCGTATGCCATAGCTTTAATATCTTTCATTGGGATTGTATTAATTTTAACTACAAAATCACCATAACTACCACTTGCTGATAATGTTGCTTTCCAACCGTTAGGCATACCTTTTCTAAATACTTCCTTTAATCTTTCTACTTCTTTTGGGCTAACATAACCTTCACTAACTTTATTTAAGTTTTCTAAAATTGCCTTAGCTTTAGTTACTTCAGGTTTTTTGTTTAATTTTTCTTTTAATTGTACTACTTTTGACATTTAATTTTCCTCTAATATATTGCAATATACCCTTCATTTTCTTTTTGTAAGTTATTTATGTTTATGGATAAACTGATCTAAGAAGTTCAACGTGTGGTAAATCACGAAATTTCTCGTCTTTCCAATCACCATTCATATTCCAGTCACCACCCCAACGTAAGGCAATGCCTAATTCCTTACCAGCTTGCAAGAAACATTTTGCTACTGTAATAAATGGTTCTACGTTATTCCAATCTACAGGTAAAGGTACAAAATCTACAGCATGACCTGTAATGTGTCTAGAGTTCATGGTTTTACTTAAACCCTTAGCCACTAATTCTTTTTGTCTTGCTACAGTTCTTAATCCTTCTGTAATGGTAAAATCAATTGGAGATAACTCCAACGCACGATACACTACTTTCACAAGGTCAGGGTGTACGCCACGCAAATTATCTAAAGATCGTTTTCCAAATTTAAAATTACTTGCCATAATTTTTAATCCTATATTGTTATTCATTCTTCAACTTAGGATCATTTTCTTTTATAACCTATCTAAATCACTGCCTATTGCATTAAAAATTTAAGCTATAACTTTGTATTGCTTAAACTAAAAATCGCTTGTATGGGCTTTATATTAACGATTTTAGCTATTGTTTAACCCATTTGAGCAACAACTTGATTGTATCTCTACTAAATTTGCTAGGGCTTCTTTTTACAAGGTTGCTAACAATACTTTCAAGCGTATCATCACTATCTTGTACAAATTCACTATCAATCACTTTGTTTTTATCAGATACCAAACTGACTACAGAGACATCTTGTGTAGTTTTAATCGCATATTTCCTATCTACTGACCAAAAACTTATTTCTAATTCTTTATTATCTTTTGGATAAGTAACAAAACAATCACCAAGCCATGTATCCTTTTTTGTTTTGATAGCATCTTTTATATCTTGTACTGTATAATCTTCAGAAATATATTTAGATAATTTTTCATTTAACTTCTTGGCTATGCTCATCTTTATCCTCTTTACCTGTTACTTTATCATAACTAGCTTGACATTCATCAGAGATAGCTTTTAATTTTTCCTTAATTTTAACAGCATTTTCATCGCTACTTTCTTTTTCTAATTGATTGATTAAATTATCAACCATAGATTTCGTGCTTAATTGCCAATAGGTAGCCTCTAAGATCTTTTTAGAAACTTTACCTTTTCTATAACGTTCAACTAAATCTTTTGCTCTTGACATTTCCACTTTACCTAAAACACAAAAAGACCAAGGCGATTAACCTTGATCTTAACTTTATTATTTAATATAAATAGCTTGTTTAACTACGTTAGCGATCAATGCTTTTGCTTTCTTTTCACTTAAGCTTGCTACCGCTTTAGATAATTGGTTGTTTTCAATAAGCCAACCAATTAAGGTATTAAATTGTGCTATTTTTTGTTCAACTTCAGATTCTACAACTACCACGCCCTGATAAGGTGTAGGTTGTGTATCTGATTGTCTAACTTCATTCTTCATTTTCTTTCACAACCAATTATCGTTGTTTCTTTTGAGCTTTTTGTCGTTCTTTTGCCTGTTTTGCTAATAAAATAAAATAGCTAATATAGGTTGAACCTGGTAATGCTTTTTCTTTAAACGTTGCAAATGCTCTACGTGCTTTGCCACCATCTACTAAATCTTTTTCACCTAAACCTACTGATTTTGCTGTAATGATTTTAAATACTTCCTCAATACTTAAGTACACTTCAGTTTTATCAGATTCAGATAGTTGTAAGCCAAAACCACACCAACCTTTCTTATGATCAACAGCATGTGATAACTTAACGCCATTTTCTTCATAGAAAACTGTTTTAATTTCAATTGGGTTGTGTGGTTGTTTTTTGTTAAATGGTTTATTTTGTTGTTTAAATTGTTTCATTGTTAAAATACCTTTATTAAGGTTAATCATACCTTGCTATTTAGCAAGAACCAAGTTAAGAAATATCTTTCCTTTCTCATATATAACTAATGCTTTTATTTAAAAAATTTTTAAAAGAATTAGTATAAAAAATAAGCAAACGAACTATTATTTCTTAATTATTTTAAATAATACACCTAGATATTCACACTGTCAAAATATTTCTATCTAAATGATTATTTTTTAGTCAAATTTAGGTAATCCAATTAGTGTTGTTTTGTTTGAAATACCTAAATTTAAAGATTGATTCCAATATTGCATCACTTCTTTTGGTGATTCGTTTAATTCTTCAGTAGCCTGTTCAGCACTTGTAAGCCAACCAAACAATCTACCAGCTACTACGTTAAAGTTCAACATAATATCTTTTCTGAATTTTAAATGACAATTCCCATTACGATAAAATTTAGCCTCAAAAGCAATATCCTCTTTTCCTGTTGTCAAATTATTTTCCATAAAGTATAGCTTTTCACCAAATGGAACAGGGTTATTATCATTTTTAAAGTCTTCAGGAATACTAACATTATAACCTAACGATTTTAAGACTATTACAATATCATTTAGTCTATCAAAAATATTATACATTCTAGGCGTTAGCCAACTATTACCTGATACACCTGTTATAATAATACGATAGTCTAACTTGTAAGGATCTTTGTATTTATTATAACGCCAATCATGGCTATCAAATACCTTTTGATTAGATTTATACTGTAAAATATTTTCTTTATTCGCAAGCATAATATATAAGTCTTTTACTTGATCTTCCATATAATCATTCACTTTAGATATAGCTTTATCTGTAATGAATAGCATATTTCCTACTGTAAAATCAAGTGTGCTAACATTGGTAAGCATAGACTTAAATAAGTCTTCACGTTTCTTGCTTGTCAATCTATTTACAATTGGATCATAGAAATTAATAAAGTTTTTCCAATAACCTTGTTTCAATCCACTTAAACGATTCTTTAAGCCTACTTTTAAAGTGTTTAAATCTACGCCCAATTCTTTGAAAATACTGTGATCTAATTTTGCCAAATTGTTATAATTTTCTTGAATTTCTGAAAGGTCTTTATTATACCAATCAGCCAATTCTTGAATAGTATTAGATTTAGCAAAAACTTCTTTGCATTTATCTTTCTTTTCTTGCTCTGTTTCGTTAGTAGATTGGTTAATATCAATACTAAACAAGCCATCGAACCAAGAAGAAAATGGATCGTTTTCAGTATCATTATAACCACGATTACACATTAAAGGATAATCTAACTCTAAAATATCTCTAAAACTTGTGCGATAACTTCAATCATTTCATCAGTTGTTGGAAACCATTCTAGGTCTTCATTATTTTGTTTTAGTTGGTCAATTATTGCTAATGTACTTGCTTTACTCATTTGTTTAATCCTTATGCTTTAGTTTGGCTATATCCTACCTTGTATTTGATCTTTTGTCAATAATTTTATCTCCATACGCCATAGTGATAATAATACATTTTTTATTCTATATACTATGACTATAAGAGCTACTGGATCAAGATAGATGAACTTTTTATGTGCATACACCATAGTGATATAATAGTTGTTTTTTAATTCTTAGTTTAATTGCTTAAAAAATAGACAAATAATGAAAATAATACTTGACTTTCGCTAGAAATGTGATCTATAATACTAGAAATTTAGTAAAATAATCTTTAATAAGGAGTTTCCTTATGGTAGCTTAGTAAATGGTGTGATATATGGGAAAAAGAGAGGAAAAAGGAGTTAATCCTATTTCTAGTGATATTCTTAAACCTTTAATGAAAAATAAAGAATATAAAGGTTTGACAGGACTTTATGAAAGGCATTTTAACAAAGAATTCGTTGAAATGCAACAATATTATACAAATAGGCAGTGGATTTTTGTTAAATCCACTGTTATTAAATTACTGCAAACTATTGATATTGTTTCTTATTCTATAGGTGGTGAAATCGCTATCAATCATTATTGGTTTAGATTGAAAAGTGCGTTAAAGAAAACATTAAAAGGTACAGATATAACTTTAAAATCTTGGTTAGAGAGAAAGGGAATGTTGTTATCTGATAATCATTATATTGTTGATGTTAAGTCTATGCACTATAGGACTGGTACACCTAGTTATTTAGTTGAAGAATTGAATAAACTTTATACTAAAAATTTACTAAATAAAGCACAAGATATTAGGCTTGTGGTCGCTACAGAAAAAAGATTAGAAACTAAAGAAAATATTAAAGTTGTCAATAATAACCTAGAAAGATTGGAGAAAAAGAATTATTTTAGTAGAAGCTTTTTCAGTAAATCAGTAGGTCAAAAGGTATTTAAGTCATTAATCAAAGGAATTGATATAGTAGGTTATAATGCTTTAAACACAGTTGAAAATAAGGCTAAACTAAAAATAGAGAATATCTTATCAAGTAGTCATAAGATTTGGGATAAAGATATTTTAGAGTCGTATGCACCAACAAGATTAAGCTATACAGGTAGGATCTATCAAACACACAATCAAGGTACACAAGGATTACCTAAATTGATTAAACAGCGAAATTTAAGAGCTATGCGTAAAGTATGGGGTAAAGAAAATGTTATCAATTATGATATGCCCTCAGCTCAATTAAATGCACTACTTGATATTGCTGAACAAGTTAATCTAGATTTACCTTACTTGAAAGATTATTTAGATAATCCTAATGCAAGAGACCAAATTGCTGAACAATCAGGATTAGATAAAAAAGTAGTAAAATTATTAGTTTTAAGTTATGTATTTGGTGCAAAAAGTCATATTACAAAAGATAACGCACATAAAGATATTTTGCGTGATTTCTATGGAACTTTTACATATAGTTTGAATCAAAGCTATGATAAATTTTTAGAAATTACAAATAATTTAGTATTGGATATAAGAAAGTTCTTGAATCAATCTGTAAATATTGCTAAAATGTTAGGTATAGTAGATTTAGACCAACATAAAGCAAATAATAAAGTAGTTGAGATTGATTTAAGTCTATTAGAAAATGAATCAGGTGCTTTAAGTAAAAGTAAAGTTACCGCATTCTTGTTGCAAGGTAAAGAGCAAGAATTTATATTAGAAGTTATGAATTTACTAGATAACCAAGGCATAGATATTTTAGGCTATGAATTTGATGGTTTAATAGTAGAAGGGGTGATCTCACAAGAATTATTAGATTTAGCCAGAATAAGAATTAATTTCAAACGAGCTAATTTAATATCAAAAGATTTTTGTGATAGGTCGTTAGAAGTGGTTTAATTTATATGAAGTTAAGTTTAATTTTAGTTAGGTCATTGAATAATGTTATTGGTAGCAATAATAAATTGGCTTGGCATAGTGAAACAGACCTTAAATGGTTTCAAGAAAATACAAAAAGAAAAATTTGCATTATGGGGTACAATACTTTCCTTTCAATGAAAGAGTATAAAAAATTCTTTAAGGATCGCTTTGTATTCGTTATTACAAGTAAAGCTGATTATATTAATGAAAATGCTTTATATGTTGATGATGGCAATAGTAATGAGTTTTATTGGATCACAACTGATTTTGTTAAGGATAAAGAACAGTGCTTAGAACATATTGGTAAACTTATCAGTATGCAAGAAGTATTTGAAAAAGAGCATGGTTTTGATTTTTCTGAAATTATGGTAATTGGTGGTCAATCAATTTATAATCAGTTCTATCATTATTGTTCAAAAATTTACTTAACAACAATCTATAAAAATGTTGTTGGTGATGCTTATTTTACTAAGGATTTAATGGCTGATTGGGAAACAAAATTAATGTATCCTTTTCAGGACAAAAACGGATTAGTAGGTATGATTGAAGTCTATGAAAGACTTGATATGCCAAAGAATTTTGATTAGCTTTATAGTTAGTCAAAATAAGCACTTATACTAGTGCTTAAACTATAGAACTTTGCAAGTTATGTATTGTTCTAATAACTAGAGGAAAATATATGTTAAAAAAGACAATGCTGATCTTAGTTGCATTAGTAGCTAGTCAATTTGCTAGTTCACACCAGCAACATGGAAAGGCTAGTTTTTATCACTATGTTGATTCAAAAGTTAGATTGACAGCGAACGGTGAAAAGTTTGATAGTGGTAAATTAACGGCAGCACATAAGACTTTACCTTTTGGAACTCGTGTTAGAGTTACCAACTTGAAGAACAATAAATCTATTGTTGTTAGGGTAAATGACCGTGGCCCGTTTATAAAAGGTAGGGTAATTGATATTACCAAACACGGAGCTGAAAAACTTGATTTTATTAAATCAGGTGTAGTTCCTGTAAAACTAGAAATAGTTAAACGATAATTACTACCCCTTGAAATATAGGGGTATTTTAGGGATTTGTTATGTATCAAAAGATTGATTGTTCAGAATATAGAAATGTATTTGTTATTGGTGATTTACATGGTTGCTATGATATACTTATGAAAGCTTTAAAAGAAGAGGGTTTTGATAGGTCAAAAGATCTAGTAGTATGTGTAGGCGATTTAATTGATCGTGGATCTAAGAACTTAGAATGTTTAGGTCTTATGTTAGAAGATTGGTTTGTCACAGTTAAAGGTAATCATGAGCAATTAGCTTTAGATGCGATCACTAGACCTACTTATACTACTTTAAATACTTGGGCTTATAATGGTGGTCAATGGTTTTACGATTTAGAAGATCAAGGATTAGCTGAACATTTAATCAAAATGACTAAAGATTTGCCTTATGTGATTGAGCTAAATTTTCCCAATAATGAAATACATAAAAAGATTGTAGTTTGCCATAGTGATTACCCTGAAGATGTTTATGAATATGGAAAACCTGTAGATAAGTTTGATATTTTGTGGTCTAGAGAAAGAATTGATAAAAAGTTAAAAACAGTGGTAAAAGGTGCTGATTTATTTATTCATGGTCATACCCCACTAAAAGAAGTATTAAGTTTAGGAAATCGCCTTTATATTGATACAGGTGCAGTGTTTGGTGGTATTCTTACAGTTTTACAAGTTAATGATTAAAGGTTTATATGATTGTAGTAGGAAAAGAAACAAGGTCGGTTCATGTTGAAATTAGTAGTAATGAGCAGGCTGATGTTGTAAAACGTTGTGATTTAGATGCGTTAAAAGTAGGTTTGAAAGAGCGTATTGAAGAATCTATTTTGAAAAATTTCAATAAAAATAGATCAGAAAGTGAAAAAGCTGAATGGATTAGTGAAGATGCTTTAGGTAATTTATGCTTTATGCGTGAGCAAGATCATTACCACGGTTCATCTAGAACAGAAATTATTTCACTTTTAGATAAAAAAGATGTTGACAAGCTAGAAAGTTTAAGTAAAATACTAAGTGTTCTTAATTGATAAAGGAAAACTTAGTATGAAACGTACAGTAAAATTTTCAAAAAGCATTTTAGATTTCTTCATTAAACAAGTTAAATCGTTGGAAATGAAAGAAGTGAAAAAGACAATTTATGAATCAAACGCTTTAGTGATTGTAAGCTATAGTAGCTTAACTTTGGTAGCAAATAACACTGAAACCGAAGTTTCTATTAAAGAAAGTTGTGAGTCTGATGGTGAATTTGAATTTTTACTGCCTATCAAAGATATTAAAAAAGTATTGAAAGTCTTTGGTAGCGAATTAGAAATTTCTTTAGACTTTGAAAATCAAAGTGCAAGTATCAATGAAAAATACAGTTGGAATTTAACAAGCTCTAATTTATTTAAGCGTGTTTTAATTGGTGAAAATCAGTTTAAAGCTATTCAATTGAAAGATACAAAAATCTTCAATAAAGTTGTAGCAAGTATGGCTAAAAATGACTATAGAAAAGCACTTTGTGGCTGTTTAATTAAATCTAGCAAGGATAATAAAGAAAGTGAAGTAATTACTACTAATGGTCATTGTTTATCTTATGCTAAAGATAATTGGGGTGGTTTTCTATACGCTGAAGATTTAGAAGTTCTTGTTTCAAGAAGTTTTGTAAATTTCTTTGTAAATAACACTATTGAGCGTGTTGTAGAGTATGGGAACGATATTACAAGTATTCAAATTTTCTTATTTTCAGGTGGCGTTAAAACTAGATTAAACGTTAAAAATGGAAAATATGATACAGTTGAGATTACGTTGATTAGTAAATCTATTGATGAAAGATTTCCAATGTATCAAAGAATCACTAATCAGTTAAAAAATACTTCTAATATTGAATTAGTATTTGATACAAAAGAATACTCTAGTGTGATTGAATATTTTGATGCGGTAAATACTATCAATAAAAAAGAATTCCCTTGGGTGAAATTTGTTATCAACTCTACAAATACCTTAGAATTAAGTGATGTAGATTCTAATAAAGAAACTTTAAAGGTTGAAAATATTACTGATTGTCGTATTGACACAGATCAAAATATCGGTTATTCTTTAAATTACTTACTAGATGTAGCCAAATTGTCTAAAGAACTTAAACTAGATAAATTAGTATTTCAAACTGAACAAGGTTACAAATCAGTTGCAAGATTTAAACTAGGTGATAATCTTGAATACTACCTAATGCCCAATCGCTGTTCAGGTAGAAAATAAATTAAAATAATACTTGCAAGGGTATTAAAATTGTGATAATATACCCTTGCAATTTAAGATTAGTTGATAAAGTGAATTTAATAAAGTTTATTTTTTTGAACTAATTTTAGTTCCTAGCAAGTTTAGCATTGCTAGTTAATTTCTTAAAACGTTTTTATCTCTTTGGCTTATGGAGATTGATAAGTAATAAGCTACTTAAGTAGGTTTAGGGTTCTCTTAGTTAAGTGGATATAACGAGATCCTCCTAAGATCTAGTCACCTGTTCGACTCAGGTAGAGAACGCCTAAGTCTATTTGATTTTGTTCTTTAATAATTTTAATGCTCCGTTAGCTCAATCGTATAGAGCAATCGCCTTCTAAGCGATAGGTTACAAGTTAGAATCTTGTACGGAGTGCCAAATTCTATAAGGGATAAGAAGTCACGATATTAGTGATTGTATTGACCGCTTGTTTGTCCAGGACACGGTGCTAGGTTAAATTCCTAGATCTCTTGCCAAATTTTTATAAAGGTCTATTGAAAAATACTATTAGATGCCACAATATAGTTAAGTTACAACCTATTGATAGACCTTTATAAAGATAAACCCCCCTATAGCTCAATCGGCAGAGCAGCTTGCTCATAACAAGAAGGTTACAGGATCATACCCTGTTAGGGGGACCAGATTTAATTAAGGTCATAAGAAGAATTTATATATCAGGCAATTTAGGTATATAAAGCACGATGAAAGTAGTTGCCAACCTTATTATAAGGTAATACTTGAATGTGGTTCATTATTATGAAGGTTTATAATAAACTCTTACGCCATTCCCTTAATTATTTATTAAAATTATGAAAATAATGCTTGACACTAAGAGCATTAAATAGTAATATAGAATACGAAAGTTAAGTAAACCCTTTTGTGTATTCAGCATAGCTTAACTTTCAATTGGAGCAAGGCATTGCCCCTACTACCTTGTATAACTTATATTTACAATGAGTTTAAGTGGATTTGATTGTAAAGTTGTTATATTGAGTGTATAATCCACTTAATTAAATTATCTAGTACATGGTTGGTATGTAGGTTTGAGTTTTCCTAATTTTAACCCCTATAATGCTCTTTGCTAGATTATAAATTAGGTTAAATTGTTCGTTATTGTTTGTTGCTATTTTATCATTTAAAAGTAAATGCAAATGATGACTTTTATGAAGAAGATCGCTTAGTTGCTTAATCTCTTCCAAGGTTGGTCTGAAGCCTTGTTACCAAATTTCAGCCCTGTTTAGGCTTTCACAGGGATTGTCAGTAAAGCCACTTTGTAAGTACACTAGTTTTTTTTATTAACTAACCCGATGTATGGACGTATATTTATTAAACTATCAGGTTCTAGTGTACTTACAAATTCAAGGATCAGTAGCTCAGTTGGTTAGAGCAATCGCCTGTTAAGTGATAGGTCGTAGGTTCAAGTCCTACCTGATCCGCCAATGTTAGCGGTAGCTCAAAGGTAGAGTGTTCTCATTTTAGGTACACGAGAAAGGTGGAGGTTCGATTCCTCTCCGCTAAACCAAATTAAGGGGCTGTAGTTCAGACGGTTAGAATGCTTGCCTGTCACGCAAGAGGTCGTGGGTTCGATTCCCATCAGTCCCGCCAAGTTTTTATTATTGTGCCAATAGGTAAATTTGGATAAACACAATATTAAAATGTGATAATTATCCGAAAGGTTAAATTATCTAGGGATGTATGGTTTAAGGTTTTGAAAGGCTTTTACTTTTTGCCCGATAGAATTAAAATGTAAAAGATAGTCCGTTATTTTTTGCTAGTTTTTTGTATTCGGAAAAGAAAACTAGCCCTACTTCTAAAGTTAATTGATAGTTGATTTTAGAAGTAGGAAGAATCCCATAATTGGTATTGGAGCAGATTGCTAATCTGTCGGTCGATTAATTCGGCTTACGAGTTCAAGTCTCGTTTCTTCCGCCATGTTTAAGGTAGGTTGCTAGAGTAGTTAATAGGGAGAATTGCAAATTCTTTATTCATAGGTGCAAGTCCTATACCTATCTCCATTTAAAGTTAAAAAGAAGGAAAATTAAAATGACTCAAATTTCAATCACTCGTGCATTAACTCGTGTAAAAGTTATCGAAAAACAATTAGAATAATTATCTTATGATAAATATGTTCGTTCAGTTCTTGAACAAGACAAAGATAAAAAACAGTCAGAAGATTTTAAATCTGAAAGTAAATCAAACTTTGATAAATTTAATTCATTGTTTGATGAATCTGTAGCTTTACAAAAAGCTATTCGTAAATCAAACGAAGATACTTTAGTTAGAATTTCAGGAAAAGAAATGACTGTATCTGAAGCATTGATTTTAAAATCTTTGATTGAGCATAAACAACAATTGCTATCAAATATTCGTGATCAAAATTCAAATGCAAATAATGAAATTGAAAAAGCTGAAACTCAAATTGAATCTAAAGCTCAATCTTTTGTTCAATCATTAAAAACTGAAAATCAATCACAGATTGATGATGCTATGAAAGTAGGTCGTTTATCCGCTACAAAAGAATTGCGTAAGGTTCGTTTAACAGGCTTAAACGTTGAACAAATTCTTAAAGAAGACCTTGAATTTGTTCAAGAATTTTTAGTAGAAGTTGATTATGTTTTATCTGAATCAAACGCAACAACTTTGATTGAAATTTAATCAGATTTAATTAAAAATGGATAATCGAAGTTGGTTAAATAAAGATCTTTGATACAGAGATAATTGTATGATGAATTTAAGATAAAAGTAATGTAAGTCTATGGTATATAATATAAATAAGACAGTATATTAAAAACCTTAAAGATTAAAGTTTACAGATAATTAAGTTCAAAGTATAAAGTTTAATTGGGCTGATATAGTGATAGTAACTAGCCATTAAAGGTTAAACAGCAAAGTACAAAGATTATTAAATCCCTTACAAAGTAGTTGCGTATGCAAGGTAGCTTTAACCTATACCACACTACAAGGGCTGATTATTTGGTTTTTAGATCCACTAACTATATTCAAGTTAGTGGATTTTTTTATTTTATATCTTGACAACTTTATAAAATGAGTGTAATATGTTTTGGAAAGCTAAATATTGTGTTTAGCTAATTTTATAAGGACTAAAAAATGAAACATTTAAATTTTAAGTTATTTGCTGACCCTGTAGAAAGTCAGTTTAATAAAATGGCTAGTAGTAGAGATTGGATTTTATTGCGTGTAAATATTGACCTAGACCAATTATGGCAAGTTTACCAAAATGCTTATCCCGAAGAGATCAATAATATTTTCGTTGTCTGAAAATATTATGACGGTAATTATGATCGCTATTTTATCAAGCGTTTAGGAAGTGTGATTGGTTATAATACGAAAACACAAGAAATTGAAACTGTTTGGAATGTTGAAGTTCCTGAATATTATCAAACAGTAGCCAATGTTATGAAAGATTATGTTTTATCTTTTATTGAGAAAGGTAAAGTTGAAAGTTATTTTTTAACAACTGAACGTGTAGCAGGTCATCTGTCAAATACAGATAATTATGACCCTACAATTATTTGGGATCACTTTTATGCCAAAATTCCTAGTCAGTATCTAGTTGATAAAAAAGATATTGGTACAGTACTGGGGGATCAAAATACTAATTATACTTTAGCAAAATCTAGTATTGACTTAATTTCTTTAGATAGCTTGGAAACTATTTTAGAATTAATTGATCAAAATAGCCTATATCGTGGTGAAGAGTTTGAATCTTTAGTAAAAAGCTATTTAGACTTTAGAAAAAGTTTAACCAATCTATCACCTACTTTAGTAGATATGAAGTGTTTTGAACTAGGTATCAAAAAAGGTGGTGTTGCAAGATTTAAAAATACTGTAATTGGCACGTTAGCTACTGATTTAAGTGAAGGTGTAGAGTTAGATAAAGCGGTGGCAAGTTTTGAAAGCAAGGTAGCCCCTACAAACTACAAACGTACAACAGCATTAATCACTCCAAAAATGATTAAACAAGCTCAAGAAACATTAGAAGAATTAGGTTATGCTGACTCAATTTATCGTAAATTTGCTACTGATGATGATATTTCACTTGATGATGTTTTATTTACAGGTGAAGTAAAAACAGCTACTAACGTATTTGAAGAAATGGCTAACGAAACCCAAGTTGATCTTAGAACTTTATCAAAAGTTGAAGAAATTAGCTATACAGATTTTGTAGAAAAAGTATTACCAAAAGCTAAACAAGTAAGCGTTTTGTTTACAGGAAAACAAAAATCTAATCTAGTAAGCTTAATTGCACCTGAACACCCAAGTTCAGCTAATATGTTCAAATGGGATAATAAATTTAGTTGGGCTTACAATGGTGATGTTACTGATTCAATTGCTGAACGTGTTAAAGAGTTTGGTGGCAGCTTAGAGGGTGATTTACGAATTAGTTTAAATTGGCATTGTGGTGATGACTTAGACTTACACTTAATTGAAGCTGACCAAAATGAAATTTGGTATAGAAATCGTGGTATTGTATCCCGATTAGGTGGTATGCTTGATTTAGATATGAATGGTTTAGATAAGCATGATGACGAAAACCCTGTTGAAAATATTATCTACAAGAAAATGCCTAAAGACGGTGTTTATAAAGTAGTTGTAAATAATTATTCTAAACGATCAACTAAATCAAACGCATTTACAATTCAAGTAAAAGCATTTGACATTACAACCAATTTCAATTATCCTTTAGATACTAAAACGGATCGTAATGTTAATGTAGTAAAAATCCATATCAAAGATGGTGATGTTGTTAAGCTTGAAACACTTAACGATCATATTACTACAAAAGCTGGTATTTTTACAAAGATTGTAGCGAATCAGTCATTAGATATTGATTTAGATTTAGCATTATTAACTTTTACTAAAGATGGCTTTGCTGAGGTTATTAATGGTTTTAATACAAGATCTAGCGATAATGCTATTTATCATTATGGTGATAAAACAGAATCTCAAGGCGATTCTGAAATGATTTCTATCAGTTTTCCAGTGTTGAATCCTAAAATTAGCCATATTGCTATTGTGGTAACAAGTGCTAAAGGTCATAAATTTAACTTATTAGAGCAATCTACGTTGAATTTAAGAAACCAAGAAGGAATGTTACCTTTAGTTAGCTATAATCTTCAAAATGGCGAAGAAAAATCTAGTTGTTTAATTGGTATTTTGATTAAGCATTCTAATTGTTGGGAATTTCAAACAATTGAAGATTATTCAAGAGAAACTAATCCTAGGGATTTAAAAGATTTAACCTTGAACTGGATTAAATTTATTAAGTAAGGTGAGTTATGTGTAAGTTTTATATGTTAAGGTTTATAATTGCCATAACCCTATTAGCTACAATTTTATTAGTATATGGTTGTCAAGGTTTAGAGCCTCAACCTATTTAAAAGGACTTTTATATGTTAATTTTAACAAGAAACAAAGATCAAGAATTTAAAATTGGTGATGATATTACAATCAAGATCTTATCAGTAAATGGTAAACAGGTGAAAATTGGTATCGATGCACCAAAAGATATTAATATTGTAAGAACAGAATTATTAGAGAAAGGTAAAGAAAATGTATAAGGATTTTAAAATTGCCTTATCTGGTGGTCAAGGAAGTGGAAAATCTTCTTTAGCCTTTGCATGGTCAGAAAAACATGGTGTACCACTTTCAAAATCTGTTACTCAAGATATTATGGCTATTTTTGGTTTTCAAAATCATAAGCAAGTTATAAAAGCTGGTGTAACTACACCTGAAGTTGGTATTGAATTTCAAAAAGCATTAGCTACTGAAAAATTGAAAGAATTTGTAGAAACTGAAGGTGGAATTGTTAGTGATAGGGGTTTAATTGATATTTTTACTTACTACGCATTACATAATTCAGCTTTTGCTAAAGAATCTACAAATGAAGAAATGAAAAACATTTTATTAGAATTTGTAAAGCATACTGATTTAATTGTTTTCTTATCACCAAAACTATCTAAAGTAGAAGATAATGGCGTTCGTATAAATAGTTCTGTGTATTATGAAACAGTATCAAGTGTAATGTATTCTACTATGAATTCTATCATTTCTACTTATGATTCTATTGAAGGTATTATTCAAGAATCTTTTAGATTTAAAGATAGTAATATTTCAGCACATATCTCTTTTAGCCCAAGTATGGCTATTTTACATATTGACGAATCAGGTTGTAAAGATGGTATTGCATCTGTAAGCCAAAGGATTGAAGTTATTGAATCAGTTCTTGAGGATTTAGAACGATATAGGGGGAAATAATGTTATTAAAAGTTATTATTGACCAAAATAGGATCACTACTGATAATCGCAATTTACTTACGATTGAAGGCGTTCCACATAGATTATCTAATCAATTTGAAACAGAATATCGTGCAACAATTAAGCCCAATTGGTATAATGATCCATTAAAATTAGAGGATGGTGCAACCTATTGTAAAGTATCTACTACTTACTACTATTCAGATGAGCTTATTGAAGTTTTCAAATTATTGTTGGAATCTGAAAACTTTTATAGTAAAATGACTAGAAAGGGTAATTTCCCAAGAATTACTTATTGGAAAATGATTTCAGATACACAGTATAATGAAGTCGTTAGGGATTTATTTAAGAAAGTAAGGTTGATCCTTAATGAAAAAACAGATTGATAAAGTATATATGGGGATGGCTATATACTTAGCCAAACTATCTAAATCATGGCGTAAGAAAGTAGGTTGTTTGATTGTTGATTATTCAAATGATATACCTAGGATTTTAGCTGAGGGTGTTAATGGAACATTACCTGATTATTCTAATGAGTGCGAAGATGACAATGGAGTAACGTATGATCATGTTATCCACGCTGAAGTTAATGCTTTGAATAAAGTCAAAGGTTATGATTTAGAAAAATGTACTTTATATGTAACCTTTCAGCCTTGTCAATGTTGCTCAAAGTCTATTGTAAAAAGTGGCATTAAAAGAGTAGTTTATTTAATGGATTATAAAGACCCAAAAGGTATAGAATATATGCTTAATAAAGGTGTTGAAGTAGTTAAATTAAATAACGATTATTTCGCTGATTTAAACTTAGTGGCATTAGACTATTCAGGATATTTAAGAAAGGTTGAAGGGTTAAGTGAGAGTGAAATAGCTAAAAAAGTTAAGCTATCTAGAGATGTTGGAGAGTTTATTTATGATTTCATCAAGTGAAGCTAAAGCATACGCTGATTCATATTATTCTAACCTTGATACAATTACTAAGATTGAATTAGAAGTAAGAAGATTATCAGCAAGTGGTGAGTATTGTTATAATTTTTATAGTCCTGAAATTGTTAAGGCTTATGGAACAAATACGCTTACGCAAGATATGCAAAGAATTCTTTTTGAATTAAAAAAAGCAAGATATGAAATTAAGTTTGATTTTGAAAATCAATATGTAGTGATTATGTGGGGTTAATATGAAAGTAGAGATTTATGGAAAAGAAGGCTGTAAATATTGTCAAAAAGCGTTAGAACACGTTGCGGAGTTGATTAAGCAAAAGAAAGTTACAGAATTCAAATATACTGATATTGTAAAAGAAGGCATTACGGGAAAAGATTTATCTGTAATGCTAAACAAAGAAGTAACAACTGTTCCACAGGTAGTAGTTGATTCCGTTGCTATAGGTGGATATACTGAATTTTACGCTAACTATAATCTTTAATTTATATGGACGAATTTGATCTTAAAAATAGCCTACTTAATATTTATCAACCTAAACCTGAAAGCTTTAAAAAAGGTTTTAAGGAATCTTTTAAAGTTAGGGTGTTTGATCCCACTAAACATAAAAAAGTAGGTGAGAATAAAACACACGAAATGTATAATTGTCCTTATTGTTTTTCAGTAAGGTTAAAGCATGATAATGATGGTAAATTTTATTTTGATAAAGAGAAGAAGATAGGAAGATGTTTTAAGTGCCTAACAGTTGGCGTATTGGCTACTGATAAAGATATTTCTGAACTTGATTTAGATAGAGCCATTTATAGTTTAGATAGCAAATATAAAGAAAGCGAAGAAATAGATCATATTTTCTCAAGTATTCAATATGAAAAAATGTATGATCCAATCGATCAAGAGGCTATTGATTACTTAGACAATCGTTGTCCTCTGTATTCTAGTTTTGCTGATAAGTTAAGATTCAGAATAAGCCCTACAATTGGGGTAACAGTACCAATTCAGTATTGGGGTAAAGATATTTCATACAATTTGCGTTTTTATAAGCCAAATGGTAAAATGAAATATTATATTCCTAATGGTGTAAAATATGTTTACTCACCAAATAATGTATTTTGTGAAAAGGGTAGGTATCAGGAAATAACACTAGTAGAAGGCTATTTTGATGCTATTGGTGCTTTATTAGATGGCTACAAAAACCCTATTGCGTTGTTTGGCTTATCTATTACACCATTACAAATTGAAATGATAAGATCAATTAGTCCTGTAAAAATAAAGATTTATTTGGATGAAGCAAAATTAAGTTGGAACTTGTACTGGAAGATAAAAGATAAATTCCCTACAGTTCAAAAGATTGAAGTAGTTCCAACTAATTATGATCCTGAAGAAAGATTTATGTTTAACTTAAAACGTTGCAAGGCTGAAGATTTACCTAAATTTTTAGAAAAAGTGGAGAAAATATATAATGATGAGTTCTATACCAATAATGACTAGTGAAATAATTGAGGAAACATTAGATAAGCTGTTTCCGAATTTTGCTTATCGAAAATTGCAACGTGAAACGATTTTAAAAGCCTTAAATTATATGCTGATTCAAGGTAAAAAGTATGTAATTGTGGACGGGCCAGTAGGTTGTTTTTCAGGCGATACAAAAGTAAGGTTGTTAGATGGAACAACACCAACAATGAAAGAGTTAGCTGAATCCAATAGAAAAGATTTTTGGGTACTAGCTACTGATGATAACGGTAAAATTATTCCATCAAAAGCTACCTCTTGTTGGAAAACTAAGACTACTAATGATTTAGTTATTGTTACTTTAGATGATGATATAAAATACACTTGTACTCCTGAACACTTGTGGAGAATGAGAGACGGAAGTTGGAAGAGGGCTGATGAATTATTAGAAAATGATTCATTAATGCCTTTATATATTGGTAATAGGACTTATATGTCTAAGACTAAAGGGTTCAAGTATGAGTATGATAATGCTGGGTGGGATAGAAATCATATATATGAACCTAGCAAGGGGTTTGTTTATCCGTTATATCATTTAGTATCAGAAGTAATAAATAAATCACCATACGTACCAGAATTACAAATACACCATAAAGATGGGAATCACTTTAATGATCAACCAGAAAATCTTATTCAAGTTACAAGGGAAGAGCATTTAAGACTACATAACATTATGATGTATAATGATCCTGTAATAGCTAAAAAAATTAAAGATCAAAAAAGAGCTATGTTTCAAGATCCAGATTTTCAAAAGTCTAATTCACTTAAAGCTTGGTATAATGCAGACGGTAGTAAAAAAGAAAAAATGGTAGAAGTATCTGCTAAATCAATTTTAAGTTATAATAAATCAGAAATTGGTAGAAAAAAATCAAATATAAGTGCTGCGTATATGAGATATAAGAATAATTATATTTGTTCAAATATTCCTTCATACGTTGAATATATGTCTTATAAGAAAAGCTTAGGTGCATTAATAAGAAGTTTAAATTACGCCAGTAAATCAAATAACGAGAAAAAAATTAACTTATTTAAATCTAAACTAGAAAATACACAAGATAAAATTAAACAACTCGAAGAAAAATATGATTTTAATAAAATGATTTCAGAACTTAAATTTTTAAGTTATGATCAATTCAAGGAAATTTATTTACAAGAATTAGGTGTAGATAGTGTTGATGAAATAAAAATTAAAAATCATAAGGTAAAATCGGTTGTTAAATACAAAGGTGAACCTGTAGATGTCTATGATATAGAAGTCCCAGGTCTTGAGAATTTTGCTATTGAAGATGGTAATGGTAGTGGTGTTTTCGTTCACAACAGTGGTAAGTCATATATTGCTTACATTATTGCTAAAGTCTATAATTATATACTAGGTGAAGAAACACTGTTTTTGACTAAAACTATCTTATTACAGGATCAATATTTAAGAGACTTTAAAGATATTGTCAAGTTAATGGGTGCTGAAAACTATGAATGTTCTGTGGATTATTATGTGCCAATCGTACCAAAATTAAAACATCATAAAACTTGTAAATATACTAAAAATTCAGGCTGTTGTGAATATGCTAAAGCTAAAGCACAATATCAAAATAGCAAATTAAAATTATTGAACTATGCTTTTTACACTAAAGGAATTGATACATATCAATCATCAGGTTTAGTGATTTGTGATGAGGCTCATAACTTTGAAGAAAGCCTATTATCTATGTTAGGCATGGATTTAGATTTAGTACAATTTAGGGAGCTATGCTACAAGCATTTAGATAAAGATTTGCAAGAAAGGTTTGATTTACCATTAGACCAAATTAAAAAACTAAGCCCTGTAGATGTTCAAAATTTAGCTAACTTTGCTGGTATTTGTATGTCTATAGTTAGTAAGCAAATTGAAGATATTGAAGATAGTTTAGAGAATTCAAATATAGATACTCAAAGTTTATTGAAAATTTTGGAATATGAACTTGATCCCTTGAAACGTTTACAAGATAATATTTCATACTATGGTTTAAGGTTATTAATTATGGCTCAGTCTGATTTAGATACATTCAGTATTTATTATCAAGAAAAAGATCCTGATGCGAAAAGACCATACTTTCAAATTAAACCTGTATTTATCCCAACAGTTGTTAGGTCTATGATTTTTGGTAAGCCTAAAAATATGATTTTTATGAGTGGTACTGCTGAAAGAATTAAAGATAGTTTGAAATTGCCAGATGAAGAAACAGCAACTATTACTAATCCTTACTTATTCCCTTTGGATAATAGACCATTTTACGCATTTACTAATCTACCAAAATTAAATGTAGATACGTTTGATGAAGTATTTCCAAGATACTGTACAATTACAGATGGTATCATTGAGCAATATCCCGAAGATACTAACGTTATTATTCATTCAGTAAGTTATAAAAATGCTGAATTTTATAAAGAACACTCTAAATTGAAAGATAGGATTTTTATTCCAACTAGTGAAGAAGTTAAAGATTTAACTAACTTAATTAAACCAGGAATGATTGTAGTAAGCCCAAGTATTACTGAAGGTGTAGATTTAGGCGGTGGTTTAGCTAAAGTCCAAATTTTTATGAAATGTCCTTATCCTTATCTTGGTGATTTGTGGGTTAAAAAGAAAATGGAATTAGATCAAGGGTGGTATTCTTATGCTACCTTACTCGCCATTATTCAAGGCAGTGGTAGGGGTGTTAGAAGTGCTACTGATCAAGCTGATACTTTCTGTTTAGATCCGTCTTTTAAAGGTTTATTACTTAGAAATGGTGATTATGTGCCTGATTGGTTCAATAAGTCTATAAAATTCATAGACTTATAAAATAATTGCAAAAAATTTGAAAAAAGTTGCAAATAGTGGTTGACACGGTGATCAAAATCCGTATAATGGAAACCGTAAAGAGGAGATAACCCTTAAAGTTCAAAATAAACCACTAATCAGGAGATTAATTATGAAAACTTTAGTTAAAACTACAAAAGCACAATTTGTTGAAGTATTAGGTAACGTTGCGGTAGCTTTCAAAACTGAAACTAAAAAACAAGGCTTATTTACTGTTAAACTTTTCAAACAAAACGGTGAAGTAGTGGCTAAACAAGTTAAAAATGCAACAGGTGGAGTAGGTTATCACATTGCCTTAGCTTAATCATGAAAATCTTAAATATCCATAAACTAGGGGGCATATTGCCCCCTTTTTCCATATACATAGGAAATAAAAATACACAATATAATCTTGAAAAATCAAAATATGCTAATCCTTTCTATCTTGAAAGTTGGTCAAGAAAGAAAAAGATTGAAATGTTTGATAAATGGTTGCTATCTGAATTAGAAAATGGTAATATAACGAAATCAGAATTAGCAAATTTATTCGGTAAAGATTTAGTGTGTTTTTGTAGCCCTAAACCTTGCCATGGAGATATACTAAGAAAGTATATCATGCAATCTTATTATGAACTAAACAGAGGATCTTAATATGCTAGAATCCAAAGAAGCATTTAAAAAATCAACTTTTCCAACTGATAAAGAAATTAATGAATTTCATTTTATCCTATCTTCGCTTTTACGTTGGGATTTACCTAACGAATTAAAAGAACAGCACATTGCAAATAGTCTAGTGGCATTGGAATTTTACCATTCACAATATTTATTTAATTGTGTAAGTAGCAAAGATGTTTTTGATGTTTTACTAGGTGATAGACTTAAAGTAGATCCTAAATATATTAGACGATTATTTCAGCTACAGACAAACGTTGAACTTTACGCACGTTATCAATCTATTTGCACTAATCGAAAAGCAACAAGCAAATATATTAGCTTGCTATCAGAATTAATTGATAGCTTTGATAATCCTGAAAATGATAATAAATTAATCGACTTTAAAAAGATTTTAAACAAATGGATCAATAGTTAATATGATTATTTTAAAAGAGATAAGACAGTCAAAAGTTTTAGTGATAGGGGAATCTTATGGTAAAATATCTAGTGATGCTCTACCTTTTATTGATGAACAGTCATCATTAGCTTTAAGGGTTGGCTTTCAAACTTCAGCACCTGAAAACTTTGTTACGCCAGATTTTATTGAAATTAATAACCCTTTGAATGTTGATTTAGACCAAAATATCATTGATTCTTTAAAAGACTTATTCAATTTATATGAATATGTTATATGTGTTGGAAGAACACCATTAAAGGCTTGGTTTAATTCTTTATCTAAAGGTCGTTCAATGGAGACAATTACTAATTCACCGTTTTTAGAGCCTTTAGAATATCCAAGTTTAAAAGTAGGTGTATTGCCACATTTTAAAAGTGCTTTTTCAAAAGATAGTGAAGATCCTTTATCCGATTATTGGGATAAAATCAAATATCTATTTGCTGATAAGCCTAATTATAATTGTACTGAAACAAAGATCAATGATGAACAAGAATTTGTTCAACTGTTGCATTTTTTGGAAACTTTACCAAGAGATACTATTTTTGGTCTGGATTATGAAACAAATGCGGTTGATCAATTTAACCAAAATTTCAAGGTTACAATGTATGGGTTGGCATATTTAGTAGATAAACATAATGCTAAAGGATTTTGGTATCATCCACCTAAAAATGAGCCTTTGTCTGATTTTGCTATGCAACATTGGAAAGCATTTTTAGATAGAAACTATAAAAGAATTTGGGCTTATAACGTACCTTTTGAAATTAAAACAACATGGGATCAAGTTGGTGAAATGTATCGTATGCAAGATGCTATGGTTCTTATGACTGTACTAGGTAAACGTGGGTCTTTGAAAAACGTTATGCGTTCAGAGTTAGGTGCTAGTTTATGGGAAAGTTCAGTCCATGAATTTATGGATATTACTGAAGCCATGTTCAAGTACACTAAAAGGTCTAAAAACCGTGATATTATTGAAGAAATGTTTAAAAATCATGATTTAGAAGGTCTTAGAAAGCTACACAAAAACTTTGGTAAATGGTTTGGTATGATCCTAGAGGATTATGAAGAAAGTGATATATTACACGCTATTGATAATTATCCTTACCCTTGGGCTAGTGTTCCACCTAATGTACTCGGCCCGTATTGTGCGAAAGATGCTGGTTTTGCATTATTATTAGTAGCTAACTATTTAACCGATGAATATAAACAGGCTTATGACTTTTATATGAACCACCCTTGGCTTGCTACTAAATTTGAAGTAAATGGTTGTCCTTGGGATGATAAAATTGCTAAACAGGTAAAATCTGAACTATCACAACAGGCTTTAGATAGATTATATAATGTAATTATTAATCTTGATACAATTTCTCAAGAAAATAAAATGTTGGCTAGGGATACTTATTTCAAAGAGTTACCTTATGAGATTATTTCTTATACTGAAAAACAGAAAAAAGAAAGAAAAACACTAATTAAAGATAGCTTAGATAAGATCGAAGTATTAAAAAGCATTTTTAACCCAAATTCAAATACCGAAGAAAGTAGAAAATTGTTTTGGGGTGCTTATTTAACGAACGATATTACTCTTGGAACTATTATGAATATTTTTATCGAGGATATGGAATTTAACCAATCTTTAAAACCTTTATATGATATTTTAGGTCATGATTTTGTTAAGACTAACAGTATTCAAGATATTTTAGAAAAAATAAGTGATCCTGATAAGTTTATTACAGATAAGGATCTATCTAACCAATGTAAAAGGTCTTTACAAAAAGCTATATCTGAATATAAAGATATGCTAGGTAAATTTTCTACTGATTTAATTAAAAATCAGTATCAGGTGCATAAGCGTTGGTTAGGTTTAAAAATTGATGATGAAAGCACTTGGAGTAAGAATTGGCGTTTAGTCTTTGACTTATTCTTATTCAAAAAAATTACTAAAACTATCTCAACAAATATTGATGGAAAAACAGGTAGATCACTAGTAACTGAAGTGATTGGCACTAAGTGGGGAAAACCGTTAAGGGGTCGTTATTGGGGAGAAAAACCTGAAGATGAAAATTGGGATGATAAAGAAACGGTATTGAATAATAGCTTTAATAGTTTAAGTGCTGATACTCTCAGATGGAGTTCAAGCTTTCATTGCTTAGTAGGTAGTACAGGCGTTCTATTTAAAAATGGTAAGTCCATTACAATGGAACAGCTTTATAATATGAAAAAAGAAGGCAAATTCCCAAGCGATAATGAAGTTTATTCCGTAAATGAAGGAACAACTGATTTAATTGAAGATACAATTACAGATGTTTTATTATCTGGATATACAGATACAACAATACGTATTACTTTAGAAAATGGTCAAGTTGTTGAAGGAACGCCTGATCATCGTATGCTAAAAACAGATGGAACGTATATTAGGCTTTGTGATATTGATGAAAATACAGAACTTGCTGAGGTTAAGTCTTATACGATTTATAAATTGTATCATGAAAAAGATCCTACTAAATTATACATAGGGTGTACAAGTACAAGTGTGCAGGAAAGGTTTATAATGCACTTTAAAAATTACCCAAATAGGTTAGTTAAAGGTTTAATTGAACCTGTTGAAAAATATGGTTTAGATGGGTGGAAAATAGAGCCTATAATTGAGAATATCTTATGTAAAAAAGAGGCATATAGATTAGAAAGTGAAGAAATTATCAAAAGAAAAACTAATGATCCAAAATTTGGGTATAATTTAAAAATTGATGATTCAGAATTAGCCACAAGAAGGTGGAAAGACCCTAAAGTAAGAAAACATTTAGAAACAGAAAGAAAAACTAGGTATGCTAGATTAGGTAAGGAATATCAAGATAAAATGAAAGCAATCCAATCAAGACCTGATATAGTAGCTAAAAAGAAAGAAACATTAAGAAAAACACAAGGTCATAAGTGGGGAACAGGTGAAAACTCAACTCACCCTTTAGAACTTTTACAAAGAATTTCTGGTTTGCAAAGTTTAATTTTTGCACCTAAAGATTTAATGGCAAGTTATTTTAATGTTCCAGTAAACTGTATAAAAAATGTAAGATTAGGTAAATTTCCTAAACTAGAAAAAATTGTAGATATAGATGAATTGAAGTCTTTTTTAGAGTTTGTAGGTGGAAAAGATCTTAATTATGACCACATTATATTTGATGAAAATAGATTAAAAAATTCTGAAAGATTTACATATACTGGAAAATTTAAACAGTATTTACAAGGTAAAGTTAAACTATGAAAATCATAAAAAAAGAAGTTATTAAACACATTGAAAAAGTACCTGTGTATGATTTAGTTATGAAGCCTAGTAATCCTTGTTTTTCATTAAGTGCTGGGGTTATTTCTCATAATACCGTACCACAATCTAATCCTATTAGATCTATTTTACACCCACGTGAAAATGGTTACTTAATGCTTCATTCCGATTTTAGTGCGTTAGAGGTTTGTTGTGTTGCGTTTATGTCAGGTGCAACAAAAATGATTGAAGCATTATTAGACGGTAAAGATATGCACAGATTTGTTGCAAGTGAGGCTTTTGGTAAACCTGAGAATGAAATTACAAGCGATGAACGTAAAGCAGCAAAAGGTATTACTTTTGGTTTGTTATATGGTAAATCAGTTGAATCTATGGCTATTGATATTACAGGTGGTGATGTTGAAAAAGCTCAACACTTATTTGATTTATATTTTGATGCTTTCCCAGAAATTAAAACTTGGATCAATGAAAGGCATAAAGAAATTGAGAAAAATAGAAACTTTGTGAAAGGTTACTTTGGCAATAAATTAATGATAGATGACTCTAAGAAAGGCAATGGTGCATTGAGGAATGCTCAAAATGCCCCTATTCAAAATCTTGGTAGTGCAATTGCTGGAACTACTATGTATTATTTAAGTGAGAAATTAGATAGTATAAGATTTGGTTGTAAGCCTTTTGGATTTACCCACGATGCTTATGATGATATTGTACCTGTTGATAATATTATTGAATATATTGATTACTTAGATGAATACCTTGTACAACAACCAAGAAAAGGTTTAGGTATTCCACTTTCGATTGATACAGAGATCGGTGCTAATTCATTGAATCAGTGTTCTATAAAAATTTTAGATAGACAAGAAAAATATGTTAAAATAAAATTAAAAGGAACAGTGAAAGCTATTGAAGAAATTATTGAACAATTAAGATATGCTACTGTTTACACTGTTGAGAACGTAGAATTTGGTGAAACTGAATCTAATTATTTTGGTTGGGAAGAATTATTTACTGTTGGTAAGGCATTGAAATACGAATGGGGAAAAACAATAGAAAGTTCATCTGTTACGCTTGATTTAATTTATAAGTAGGTATATAATGGGTAGGATTAAGTATTTAAAATCAGCTATACGATCACCTGATTTAGCACAATTTGATTACGCAATATTCAGGTTTGATAATTCGGTCGAAGTGGCTCAATTAAAGGTGAAAAATGAGATTAGAAAAGGATTTGCAAAAGTATCTTCTGTTGCAAGCCCTATTACTGATTTTTATACTTTTGACCACGACAATGATTTTGATATTATCACTGATTTTATTGATGATATTTTAAAGTATTCATATGAAAATTTTGATAATGTGAAAGATAAATATTTAGTCCTCAACTACTTAGCTTTTTTATTAGTAGATGAAGATTTGAATTTATACTACAAAGGAAATAACTTACCTATGCAACTACTACTAACTGAATTATATGCTAGTAAGCGTTCAAGCAAATTAATACTGGATGATTATAAAGATTTGGTTAGTTATTATAGGCTTAATTTAGGTAAGAAGCTATTTAATAAAATAATAAAAGAACTTAGGTTAGAAAAATGGAATACAGATTAGGTTTATTAGATGATGAGAAAGTATTAAGTCTATCTAATGGTGAAGTTAAAAATTTTGGTAAATATCTAGACCGTTTTTTAGTGAAAAAAGCTGAAATAAATGGTCTATTTTGTCAAAGGATATTCGGCCCGATTGTAGATTATACTTGTGAATGTGGTATTACAAAAAAAGTAAGCAACGGTGAAATTTGTCCTGTATGTCAAGTTCCATATATTTCTAGCTATGAGAGGAATAATAGATTTGGTCATATTGAATTAAATACAGTTGTTTTGCCACCTTTAGCTATTGATACAGTGGCTAAAATATGGGGCTTATCAAAAACCAAGTTCAAAGAGTTTATTGTTGATAATAAAGGATATATTGGATTTGTTGAAAATAGTGAAGGTAGATTTTATACTGATAATTCCAAAAGATATAAGTTAGAATATTCTTTAGATAAGGGTGAAAACTTTGTAGATAACCTATACGAATTATTACTAGAATCTGAAAAATTAAGTATTAATCCTTATATTTCAATGATGGAGAACCCTAACCAATCAGCACAAATTTATTTCAATAAAGGCTTTGATATTTTTTCAATGTTGCTTTCAAAATTTCCTGTAAGTCCAGCTGGAATGAGGGATAGAAAGAAAGTAGGCGAAGAACTAGTTTATCATGAAGATAACTTAATCTATCATAGAATTATTAGAGAGGCACTTAGGATTAATTCTTTTAGAAATGAAATTGAAGATAAGAAAGAATTAAGAGAGTTAATTGCACAAGAAACAAAAATAATTCAAAAGCTAATCAATGGTTTTATTTTAACAGGCTATCGATCAAATACTAAAAAACTAATTGAACCAAAAATAGATCTTTTAAACACTAAAGAGGGTTTATTAAGGTCTGAAGCGTTGGGAAAACGCATTGATTTTAGCGGTAGGTCAGTAATTACAAGCGGGCCATTTCTACCGATTGATACTGTTGGCGTACCTATGTTAATGTTGATTGAGTTATTTACACCTGATTTAATTAGAGAATTAACTAAGAAATTAATTAAAGAAAATAAAATAGGTAAAATTAAAGCATTAAGAAAAGCGAAATCACTAATTAAGGAAAAAACTGGCCCTATTCTTTATGATTTAGTCGAAGATATTTCAAAAGATTATATGGTTATGATGAATCGAGCACCTAGCTTACATAGATTCAGTGTTATGTCTTTTAAAATTAAGCCTACTTTTGACAAGGTTTTATATTTTCCACCTATGGTGTGTAAACCTTTTGGAGCGGACTTTGATGGTGACCAGTTAGCTTGTTATATTATCCATTCAAGGATAGCAAAAAATGAGCAAAAGAAAGCCCTTGCATTTTCATACAACCTTATGAGTACAGTAGATAAAAATACACCAAATGCTCAAATGGGTCACGAAATGATTGTAGGATCTTATCTACTTACTAAAGCTTATGAAAATTTAAAAGAGTGGGAAAGTAAGAAACCTATTAAATATTATAATGATAGCAAAGATATTGAAACAGACTATAGTTTGGGCTTTGTTAATCGTGAAGATAAGATTGTTTTAATTGATAAGGCTCAAAATAAACGATATATTATATGTGTAGGTGCTGGTTTAATTCATTCAAAAACAGGTATAATTGTTAATTATTTATTAGGCAAAGGTGGTGTTTCTAAATTTATTTCTACTATTGGTAATAAATATGATGAACAACCTGAAATAGCTGTTGATCTACTATCTAAAGCTCAAACTTTATTTTTTGAAACCTCTACTAAGTATGGTTTAAGTATTGCTTATCATGATTGTAAGAAATCAGAAGAATTTACTAAAATTTTAGAAAAGGCAAGATACGAAGCTGAACATACGCCACTATCTGAATTGTCAGATATTGAGAAACAAGGTGAAAAAGTACCTTTAAGAGCTGTAATTTGGGATAAAGCGTTCAACACTTGCGTTGATAGATGGTTTAAAGAAACACCTCAAGATAATGCTTTACAAATTATGGGTAAGGCTGGGGCTAGGGTTACAGATGTTCAAGTTAAAGCAATGATCTTAGGAAAAGGCTTACAGTCAACTATGGATAACCAATTAGATCCTAATGCTATTTATAAAGGTTTAAGTGAAGGTCTTGATCCTATTAGCTACATGAAAACTTGTGGTCCAGCAAGACGTGGATTTGCTAGTAATATGGCTGTTGTTCCAAGTAGTGGGTATGGAACAAGGCAATTTGTAACGTGTACTAGAGATTTATCTATTACAACAGATGATTGTGGAAATAATAGTAAAGGTATTATTCTTCCAAAAGAAAAAGCATTAAACCATTATGACTTGAATAATAATTTGATTACTGAAAATAATTTACACTTATATAATGATTTTATTGAAGTAAGAAGTCCTTTAACTTGTAGTCATACTAATGGATTATGTAAAAAATGTTGTGGCGTAAATCTGAAAAATAGTAAAGATTGGGATTTAAATTTAGGAATAGGAACAGTTGCTGCTCAAACAATTTTTGAACGTTTGACACAGGCAAGTTTATCACAAAAACATACTTCAGGGTCTATAACTATAGCAACCTTTGGTCAAAGATCAGATAACTTATTAGCTGATTTTTTAAAATACTTAGGAGCAAGGTCAACGCAATTAGTACCTTTATCTATGTCTTTAATAGAAGATACAATTTTAGACTTGAAAGGCGAAAGCTATGAAGAAAAAGCAAGTAATTTTGTTTTAAGGTGTGATAAAATTTTAAAATCTTTTAAGTTCCCAGTCATTTGGTATGAGATTTTAGGTCGTGGTTTATCTAACATTGTTTTCAAAGGTAAACGTGCTATAGGTTATAGGCATAAAGGCTATCCTTGTGATAATCCTGAATTTATTACAATGTTTAAAGCAAATACAAGTAGTCCTAGTTGGCTTAAAGGTGCTAGTTTTGGTTATACTAAAGATGTTATCAAGCAGGCGGTAGCTTTAAATTCAGGAACTTGTGGACTTATTACAGAAAAGATTATAGAGGGGAAAAATATTATAGATGGCTAGAAAAAATTTAATAGAGCTTCAATTCAATGATAGCGATATTCTCAATTTTGGAAAGTATCTTTATATTCTTGATAAATTAAAATCAAAAGTAGAAGATACTGAAAATATCACTACTTTTGATTCGTTCCCAAAAGATAACTACTTTCAATTCCACGAAAAATACAAGTTAAAATTAAGAGTAGTTAAAAGCTCCCCTAGAGATAGTATATATAGGAATGATATATATTATTATAGGGTATTTAAAAAAGAACCAGATTCAAAATTTAAGTCAGATAACAAGCTAGATTTTTATTTTGACTATTTGAAAGTCAAGAATAAGTTTATAGATGCGATTGATAGGCTTGTTGAAAACTTGTCTAAGTATTATTATGTAATTTCTGATGTTAAAAAGTGGAATTCTGACTTAGATTTAAGTAGTTTGTATCAAAATCAAAAATACCTTGTGTGTAATTCCGAAGAACTTTTTAATGTTCCTTACGGTGCTATGACAAAGTTTCAAATAGGATCATTGAGGCGTACTACTAAACCTATTTTGGTTATTAGTTTGAATAACGAAATTTTTGTAAATGAAATGATAAAGACTATAAAATATGTTTTTGAAAAAAATAGTCAAGGAATTGTTATATTTGACTAGAAGGGTAGATTATGGATGTGCTAACATTAATTGAACAGTTAAAAAAATATACTATAAAAATACCAACTTACTCTAAATCAAAGTGTAAATGTAAGAAAGGTGTAAATAATTTAATGTACCCAATGCTGTTAAGGGTTTTCTTAGAAAATAACAAAGTAGTGGCGGTATCTAATGTTCACCAACAATTAGATATACCTGACACTGTTTATATTAGACGATTAGCACAAGATTGTATTGATAGGTCAAATGAAATTGTTGCTATGGCAAAGTGCAATAAGATTGTTTTAGATACTAGCTTTTTATTTTCAATAAGAGAAAATGATTTAGTTGTTTTTGAAGAAGAATTAAAAAGTGAAAATAAAGCGTGTTTTACCCACCCAATTACAAAAAAAACTAAAAAAGTATCAGGGTTTATTCTTAAGTATGGTCAAAACCCTTTACCTTTAAATGAACTTAGATATATTCCTGTAGAGGGTTATTATGAATAACGAAGAAAAAATAAAAGACCTTGTAGAACGCATTCAGCAGGCTGCTACAGCATATTATAATACAGATGAACCAATCCTAAGCGATGATGAATTTGATAGCTTAGTGAACGAATTAAGGGGCTTAGACGCTAAAAATCCAATACTTACTACACCAAATTGGGGGAGTAAAGATAGCGAAATTGTTAGGCATTTAGTTGAAAGAAAGCATAGCTTTTTAGTGCAAGGTTTACCAAAAGAAAAATCAACTGACTTTAATTTAAATGCTTTACCTATCGGATCAATTATTAGTGCTAAGTTAGATGGTATTAGTGCGGTGGCATATTATAAAGAAGGTATATTACAATATGTTTTAACTAGAAATAATGGTTTAACAGGTTTTGATATTACTGAAAAACTTCAATATTCTAACTTACCAAAAACTATTAGTGACTTATCTATTGTTTGGGTTAGAGGTGAATTAGTGTTAGAGAAAGGTGTAGCTCAACTATTTGGTAAGTCAAATGAACGTAATATGGTAGCGGGTCTAGCAAATTCAATTGATATTACTGAAGCACATAAATACATTAAATTTGTAGCGTATGATTGTGATATGGGTAGATCTATTTACACTTTAAATTTATTAAACGAATTAAGCTTTGAAGTCGTAAGGCATAGAAAAATATCAGAACTTGGTGAATATAGCAAATTAGAAAATATGTTTGATTATACCAACTACAATACAGGCTACCCATATCTAGTAGATGGCGTAGTAGTGGATCGAACTAATCAACCAACTGTCGCTGTTAAATACCCCAATAAAAAATATACAACAAAAGTAGTAGCAATTCACAATCAAATTTCTGATCACGGTCGCATTATCCCAGTAATTGAATTTGAACCTGTAAATATTGATGGTGTGATTATTAAACAATGCACTGTAACAGAAGGATTAGGAAAAGTGGCGTGTGATAAAATTCAAGATCAATATGGAAATGATAAATATACCTTACTTACTGATTTAGAAATATTACAAGAATTGCCTGATTATATCCAAGTTCCTACTAAAACAGTAAGGAAAGGAATTAAGGATAATTTAGAGTTAATACTGAATGTTTTAAGATATATTACTCTTAAACCTGTAAAAGCTTTAAATAAAGATCACCTGATAGCTATTTGTTTAACAGGTAAATTATCTAAGCCTAGGGGTAAATTGTTAGAAGAGTGGGAAGATAAAGTAATTGAAGTTGATATTTCAAAGGCTGATTATCTAATCACAGATGACCCAGATAGTGGATCAAGTAAAAATAAAAAAGCTAAAAAATTAGGTATTCCAGTATTGACAGAAGCTGATTTTCGTGTTATCTTAGGCGAAATTTAATTGAAAAGGTAATTTAACTATGAAAATTATGATTGAATCTGATAAAGATATTACAGAATTACATATCAAGTTTGCCGAAGGTGGTGCAAGTGTAGATATGGTAAAATCTGATCCAATTCAACAATCTAAACAAAAGCCAAATTTTGTTAAGGAAAAAGATGAAGTAGTAGATACACAAAAATCTATTAAATCAACTAAGAAAGAAACAGTAGCTAAACAAGCCCCTGTATTAAATATTCCTAGTACAGAGGGTAGAGAAGTTAAAACTGTTGATACAATGAATGAAACATTTTAAGGTAGGTAAGTAATGAAAATATTTGGAGTAGATATAGGTTTTGGTGATGTCAAAGCAGTTATAGGTGATGAAACAGGTATTAAGAACGTGTTTAAATTCCCTAGTGTAGTGGGTATGGTAGAAAAGAACGAAATGGTAAACGATGAACGCTTAATACCTTATTTGGAAAAATACTTTTATGTAGGTGAAGATGCTTTACATTTGCCAACAGATACAATTATTGATATTTCTGACTATAATAAGCTAGAATATTTTGCACCTTTGTTTATTTACAAAACTTTCTCTATGGTAGAAAGTACACCTGATATTTTGGTTCTTGGCTTATCTATTGCTCAAATTAAAAATTCAGGATATTATAAAGAACGTATTGAAAAATATTTAGAACAAGCTGGTGTAAAATGTAGCATTTTTGTACTTCCACAAGGTGCTATCGCTAAACTAGCTGTAGATAAATATGGTATCAATTTCCCAACTGAAAATATCCATTTTAATAAAAATGCGAGTTATATTCTAGCTGATATGGGATTTAATACTTTAGATGTATGCCACGTTATTAATGGTCAAACTTCTTCAAACTTAGTAATTGGCTTAGAAGGTAAAGGTGCTATTGTTATGGCTGAAGAAGTACAGAAAGGTATTAAAGAATCTTATAATATTGATCTAAGTATTTCAGAAGTTAAAGACGTATTAGTTACTAGCAATTTCAAACGTAGGGGTAAAATCTATGCGTGTGATAAGCTAGTTGCTGATGCCAAATTAAACTACCAAAATATGTTGATCGAAATTATTGAAGCTAATTTTGGTAAGGTGCTTGATAAAGTAGATAATTTAATTATGGTTGGAGGTGGTGCAACGTTCTTCAAAACTGAACCAACTTCATTTATGCAAGCTTCAAAAAATAAACCTGAATTCTATAATGCTATTGGTTATTTTGAATATGGTTTACAAAAAGCTAAACAGTAATTAATAGGGGCATTTAGCCACTATTCTATATTAAGTTAGGTGTTTTATGAACGAAATACAAAAAGCATTAGAAAACGAGTGTTCCCCATTTGCTAACCCTATGGGTGCAACTTCTTTAATGATTGATAAAAAAGTAGATCAAGTAAAAGAATTACTTAAAAAGTGGGAAGATGATGATAAGGCAGCTGATTTAGCTGAACGTAAAAAGCAAGAAGAATTAGCTGAACAAAATCACGAAAATAAACCTAAAAAATCAAAGTCTAAACTACAAAAAGATAAGCTAAAAAGATTACAAAATGCGGTAACTGACCCAAGTAGCTTTATTCCAAAATCGCCTATCGAAGTGTTATCAATGGCTGGTATTAAGTCTAGTGATTTGAATAAGATTAAGAAGATTATATCTGAAGCCAAAAAGATTTCTGATATTGGTAGAAATTATGGCAAGGAATCTAATGCAGATTTTGCAACGAAAGTTGCTAACGTGCAAACTTATGTAAAACATAAAGACTTGCAAGGTAATGATAAATGTAATGTTTTAAACTCTGTTTTTAACGTGTCGCAAGGTTTAGGTAAAGCTTTATTAGGGTCAGTAGATGGCACTGTTGGTGAAATTTCAAGTATGCTATCTAAAATAGATAATTGGTTAGGTCAAGGTTTAGTTTATGGTCAAGATATTGCTAATAAAATTATGCAAACTTATTCAAATATTACAGAAATGTTAGATAATTCTTTACAAGTAATTCAAGATACAGCTAATCAATTGAAACAAGCTATTCAAAACGAGATTAATACCGTAAAAGATATTGCTACCTATAACGCAAGAATGGCAATGGGTGGATTGTTAGGCGGTTTATTAGAAGACCCTTGTGTAGTTGGATTAGTGAAAAACATTGGCAATAGTACATTAAAAAGGATCTTTAAATGAAAAGATATTTTGATAAATCAATAAGTCAATCGTATATTACAGTAATTGACTTAGAAACAACAGGCGTTGATACAAGAAACGGCAGCCCTATCTTAACGTATGGCTTAGTTTCATTTAAGGTCGATGAAATAACTACAGATAAACCATTCTTGCAATATATTTACAGTGGCATTAAACCAAATGATTTTAGATTATTAGGCATTAAAGGTGATATTGCAACTTACGAATGGTATGAATCTAAAGTCAATGCTAAAATATATGAACAGAATTTTGGTATGGCTAATAAAGGTAGTTCACTTGAAGATGCTTTATTAGATATTAAAAGATCAGTTGAAGGTATTAATATTTTAGCTGAAACAGAAGAAACTAACCATTATATTTTTGGAAATTCACCTGATTTTGATCAAGGTATGTTAAATGTTTATTTTGACAAGTTGCATATTGCTAGACCTTGGCAATTTTGGCAAAACTTAGATTTAAGAACTTTAGCTATGCTATTTCCACAAGATAGCAAAGAACGAATTCAATTAGAAGAAGAAGCGTTTAAAGTATATAAAAGAGAAATGTTAAATCGTGGTTATGATCAAGATTTAATTTTAACTTTCCCTAAGCATACAGCAATTTATGATGCCACATTAGAAGCATTACAATTAGTTGATATTTTGAAAAAGGTGGAAAAATGAAACAATTTACAGATACGCCATGTAAGGTAACTAGACCTATTATTGAAGATAGTGTTAAAAAAGAAGTTGGTGAATTGGTTGAGAGGACTAAACCTGTAGATAAAAGGGAACGCTTAGACCAAGACAAAACTAAAGAAATCACTAAAACTCTATTGACAAGTTAATTAGATTATATTAAGCTATGTAATAAATATTTTACATAGCTTTTTTTATGGAGAAAAATTATGAACTTATATCAAGAAATTAAAAAAGACTTACTAATTGCAAGAAAAGATAAAAACGAATTAGTAAAAAGCGTATTATCTGTTATCTTATCTGAGGCTGATAAATCACTTATTTCAAGATTGCCTGAAAATGAACAGCAAGATTTAATGCTTAATGTTGTATTAAAAGCTGAAAAACAATACATTAAGGCTATTGAACAGTTTAAGGATAAAAAAGAACTAGTAGAAGGCTATCAGAAAGAATTAGAAGTATTGTCTAAATATTTGCCTAACCAATTGTCTGATGAAGAAATTGACGAAATTATTGAAGAACTGGGCGAAGGTAATATGGGCTTTGTAATGAAACATTTTGCACAAAACTATAAAGGTTTATATAACCTTTTGAAAGTTAGATGTGCATTTGAAAACTACTATAATAAAGTTCGCTATGAAAACGTGAATAAGTGTATTGATTATTAAGGCTTTACTTTATTGTCAAAATATTATTGAATATGGTGAAAATAATGGAAATTAGAAAAGAACTATCAGAACAATTAGTTAGAGCTTTATCATCTAAAACGTTGTATAAGGTGTGGTGCTTTTTATTAAATTCTGAAGATGTAGTAGATAAATTAGAAGAGCAAGGTGTGATCAGCTTTAATTATGAAAAATGCCTAAAGTTGATCGATAATGAAAGCAACTTAAAAACCATTATGAAACACGTGAATAAAGCAAGTTTAGGTGGTGATGATTTCAAGAAAACATTTGAATATGTTTTTGACCTATACTACTATTTAATGATTGTAGGTTCTGAGGTAGCTATTCAGATTTTAGAGGCTTATACTAACATTGACCAATTGAAAGTAGTTAATGAATCTAAGGTGTTGCACTAATGAAAAAAGAAGATTGGAAAATTGCTGATAAATTTTTATTGACAATGGAAACAAAACAGTGTAAATTCTGTAATGAAAGCCCAAGTTTATTTAAAAGAGACTTGATTGCTATTTTAAGGTGTAAATGTGGTCATAGTGCAAGGGGTTATATTAATATCAATTGCATTAAATCTGAACCTGATTTACAATATGCTGTAAAAAAATTAGTAAGGTCGTGGAATGAAAGAACTTAAATTTTTTATGTTTGCTGTTGAAAGCGATAATCCAAATAAAATTGTAGAATCATTAAAAGGTAAAACTAATCTAATCTTAGGTATTAAAGTATCTGATTTAGCTTTGGCACGTTTTGAATTCAAATACATTGTAGTTCAATCAAAACTAGAACAGTTTAAGTTATGGGATTGTTTGACTTTAGATGATTTAAATAAATTAAAACGTAATTATGAACTTGTAGATGCTTTAGAAACTAAAGACTACATTGAGACAATTGCGAAAATTGATAGAGGAAATGAAGAGATTGTTGAAGGTCACAAAGTAGTTCCTTTATTTAAAACTCCATACTGTAAACGATTTGACCGAACTTATTTATCAGATACAGCTATTGATCGTTATTTAACTTCTTTACACAAGATTATTAATGAATTTGAAATTGGTGTTGGAACAATTGATTATCTAGTTAATCAATCTAATAAAGAACGTTATATGCGTAACACTAATAGATGCCAACATTTAGGTAAAGTTCATAATAAACAATTTGGATCAACTTTCACTTTAGATTATGAACGAATTGTAGCAAAAGGTGGGAAAACTATTTTTGGTAATAGCTTGATAGGCTTTATTATTAAGGATAATAAAGAATTAGAATTAGCATATTGTACGCTAGGTTTGGAAAGAAAGGGTGAATTTGATCATCACCCTTTGATTAAAATGTTGAATAGTGGATTTTATTTGCCAAAATATTCATAAGCAATAGTTGAAATGATAACAAGGGCAAATACTGTTAAAGCGATAATTTTATCAGTATTGCTCTTTTCTTCTTTAGCAAGGCTACTACTTACTTTATCTTTCAACTGATCTTTTAGTTCATGTTTAGCTTTTTCAGATAGTACAATACGTTGTTTTCCTGTTTTAGAATCAGTAACATATTCTAAATATCCTTCACTTAAATACTCACTTGTTTTCTCTTTGTCAAGTTTTAAAGTTCCAACCGCCCACTTGTATAGATCATTTAATATTTCTTTTTTGGCTTCAGTATTCATATTAACCCTCTATTTCTTATATTGTTCTAATTGCTTATACAAACTATCTGTATAAATAAGTAGCTGATCAACTGTATGACCATAATATCTTAATACATCTTGATCAGTGGTTTTCTCATTGATTTGATAAATAGCTAAATCAGGTTTACTAGGTAAGATTGGAGTAGGGCAACTATATACAGGTACTTCTACTTTCTCAATCTTAGGCTTACTAGATGCTGTACAAGCTACTAATCCAAATACTGTAAATAATATCAGTAATTTTTTAATCATTACTTATCCTCCTTAAGTTTAAGAGCATGATCCCTTAAGATATTAATATCAGCCTTGTGATCACCTGTAAATTTCTTGTGTTCCCATCTAGTTTTAGCTGTTTTTGCTAGTTTATTTTCAATCTCAATCCTTTTAGCTGTTTCCTCATTTAAAGATTGCTGTTTCTCATTCGTCAAACGCTGCCATTTAGCGATTTCACTTTCACGAATACTATCCTTAGCCTTAACATCAATTAGTTCGTTAGAAAGCGATTCAGTGCGTTTTTGGGCTACTTTTAATTCAGTATTTGTCTGATATAAATTAGAACCTAAAAGAGCGTTTGCAATGAGGCTAACTGTAAAAATAACTCTACTCGCCCACTTGCTCGTTATAATCTTTAGTGCTAGTTCTACCATAAGTATTACCTTCTGAATAATTGTTATAATCATTACTATAATTATCATAACGCTGATTGTTATAGTATCCGTTTTCATATTGGCTACGATATTTAGTTTCTTTTATGTTTTGCATTACAGCAATAGCTTTATTTACAGAATTAGCCCCAAGCGTACTCATCATATAAATAGCAAAAATATCATAAGAGATACCATTGTTATAAGTTTGTTGAGCTACTACGTATGACCCAACAATTAAACCTACAATCATTGCTAATTTAGATACGCTTGTTCGACCGTCACCTGTTGAGGTAAATAGTTCAGCAAATAGAGATTGTTGTTTTTTATTAGTGTTTGGTTGTTTTTCCTTTGCCATATTCTTTACCTGTATAGTTTATAAGGTTATATTCTACGTGGTGATCTTGTTTGACAATCCTTTCTAGTTCATTAGAATAAATCATCATAAGATCGAGTGAATCTTTATAAGCATTTAGCCTTTTTTGGTAGCTATCTGATTTATTTAAAGAGAAAATAGGTAATGCTGGTTTATTTAAAGTTACAGTGGTAGGCATTGTGCAACTGGCTACTAATGCAACTAAAAATATAATTGGTAATTTTCTCACTTTTGATACCCCCATTATTTAGATTCATTCTTAGATACTACACCTTCTAAAACTTTTCTTTTTTCTTCGTTCCAAATTTTTGATGATCGATTGTAATCATCCATTAGTTTTTCAAGTCTTAAATTTAATCCATCTACTTCTGATTGTAAAAAATCTATTCTATGGTCTTTTTCAGCAAGTTCCTTATTTAAATTGTAAATATCAAAAGATTTATCAATACTAAAACCTGTTCCAACTATTGCAATAAATACCCCTAATAGTACAGAAAATTTGCTATTTTTTTCAGCAAATTTACATAATCGTTCTAATCTCATTAATTATTCCTCACATATATCTAGTATTTGGGATAAGTAAGTTTCAACTAACTCCAAACTTATCTCTAAATTTTCACTACTTTGAAGCTTATTATAGCCTAATATCAAAACCCCTGTAATATATCTTCTTTTCATATCTTTTATAGGGTAAATAATAAATGTGTTGGAGTAATCTAATGATTGGTCTATTCTTACAATATTTGATCTAAATAACTGACCTAAAACATTATTATTGACTAAAGTTCCGAAAGCATTTAATTTACTATCAGTGGTAAATACTTCGTTTCCACCTACTACAATAGGAATGCTTTCGTCTTCCATTTTATTTTTAATTACTTGAATATAGTTAGGGTTGTTTAGTTTATTTTGCCTATACATTAAGACAAAATCTAACTTATCTTCACAACTTATACTACTAGCAAAAGATGGTAAAGCTAGTATTAAACCTAAGAAAAGTATAAATAATTTCTTCATTTTATCTTTCCTCCGTATTTAACAAATAACTTACAATTCTATTTGAAAAATATGAAGAGGTGCGTTTCAACTCTTGTAGTTTTTCTTGGCTTAAACTTTCTGTAAGATAAATTGATAGATAACCTATAGCTCTATTTCCAGATTGAATTGGATAGCGGTATATTGTTTTAATACCTAATTCACCTAAGATTGGTAAATTAGAATTAGGAATAATATCAGGCTTGTTTTCCAACTTAAATTTTTGATCTTTTTCATCATAAATTAAAGCAACATCTTTAAGATCGACTAAAGCCTCCATAGAAGCTTTACCTGACCACATTGGAATCCAGTTTACATTCAATTCTTTTAAAAGTTTAAATTCATCTTCTTCATTTAATTGCTTAGACTTAAACGCTACTAAGATCCTACCTTGATATGAATATTCATATCCTGGAGGTAAGAATTTAAATATAGCGATTGAATAAGTTGATTGTGGAAAGCGTGGTAGATATTCACTTAAATAAACCTTTAACTTTTCCAAGTTTTCAGGTGAAATATCCATAGCTGAATGCCTACTATATAGAAGTGTTTGTTGTTGTTTTTGGTCTTTACTATTTTTCTTATAGTGGCTATCTACTTTGATTAGTGTATCTACTACAATATCAAATTTCCAAATTCCTATTAGAATAAAGCTAGATAATAGTAGTATTGCTATCTTTTTTACGTTTAAATCCCTCAACTCCCTAAGTATAGTTAAAAGGTCTGTTAGCATTTATTTTTACCTTAATTTGGTCTTGAATTTGTTACATCACTTAATTCATCTTTACTAATATACCAGAATGGTTTTTTACCGTCAGCATATTGAAGTTTTCCAAAATCACTAGGGTGTGCTCCAATGTGTGCAATTAAACGATAAATATTAGTCATATTGGAATTATCCCAAGCATCGTCTCGTCTAGCTCTTAAAAATAAAAGCAAAGGTAAGCATAATGCACCAAGAATAAAACTAAGTAATGAAATTAATACGTATTCCATAAATTTTACCTATAAAAAAGCCCCAATTAAGGGGCTATTGAAATTTAAATTACCAACCAATAGAAGACCATTCTGTTTTAACAGCTTGACCACCATAAGTTAAGTTTCCATCAGAATCTTCACCGATTTTATCTAATTGAGTTTTGTTTGAGTGGCTGTGTCTTAATTGAACAGCATTATCAATATCCGTTACGCTTGAAGTTGGTTTGCCTTCCAAAGTATCCCAAGATAATCTTAAGTCCATAGACTCAGATTCAGATACTTTGAGCCAGTTAGTACCGTCCCATAAATAACGAGCTGACCCTGAAGTTACTGTACTATCTTCTGAAGCATCTTTTACAAATACTTCTGAACCAATTACCTTTTGAGAAATTGCATTTCGACCGTTAATATCTTCAACTACAGATAATTGACCACGGCTTGCATTGAATTCAGCCAATAATTGCTTAACTTCTTTCTCGCCAAATAGACGTTTTGCTTTTGCACCTGTTGCGTCAGATACATAAATCTCAACATAATCAGGCTTTTCAGGTGGTGCAATAAAGTAGATTGAATATGCGTCTAAGGTTGATGGTAGGGCTGTCTCCCTAAATGTTTTAAAGATTTTATTTGACATTTAAAATACCTTTATTATTGTTATAATTACCAAGATGCTGAAGACCAATATAATAGCATTTCTGTAGCATTATTTTGAAATTCCTTTATACTAATTTCTTCAACACTTTCTATTTCCACATCAATGACTTCGCTAATTTCAATAGCACTATCATCAATTTCTATAATATCTTCATCAGTCAAATCAACTGATACTGTTTCTAGTTCTTCCATAATTACCCCACTTATTCCGTAAGGTCTTTATCCAATATGATCTTGCCTTTCATAATTGTTTTATATTTATTTCTAGGCGTTATCAACTGTAAATCATATTCAGCTTCTTTCCAAGTTGCATTATCAGTATCATTATGATCAAACATAATAACTAAATTACCATTATTCATTGCTTTTATCTTTTTGTTTTCTGTAGATAATGTAAATAATAAAGGTAGGTCTGATTTCCGCTTTAATTCGTTAAAATCATCTTGTGATAGTTGATTGAATTGTTGTGTTCTTCGATTAGGTAAGCCACCTGTTTGATATGCCAAGTGGTTTACCCTATTATTTGAAATAGTTGTTTCTTCGGTTTTCCTAGCCTGAAGAATAAACCTTGAATTTAAAATATCTAAAGAACTATTATCTTTCAATTTCAACCTAATCAAGAAGTTTTTATCATCTCCACGGTATAAGTGAAAATCATATTTCTTCATTTTTACCTCTTAACGTATTCAGTTAGCATCCAATTCTAGCTGTTCTTTAGTTGTCATTAAGTAGTCTCCAAGTCATCGGTATATGGTATAAGCATAGAGGCTTTCTTAACACCACCATTTATTTGAGTTAAACCTTTCTTGATTTTAGATAGGTCATCAATATTAGTGATCTGTACTTGTTCACCTGAATACAGTTGAACTGGATCATTAACACCTTTGACTAACTGAATAGCACTTGTACCTGCTTGTGTTAGACCGTCAGTTGCAACCTTAGTAATATAGATTGGTTCAGCGATCATAGCACTGGTAATGCCTATAATCACACTATTTTTCTTCTGGATCGGGGTTTCTAATATCACACTACGGTCGCTAACTTTCTTAATACGAACAGTGTGTCCTTTGATACCTATAATCTCGATTGAGCCTAAGCTGTTAATATCGGCATACGGAACTGCAATAGTTACATTTGGATCAACAGTAATTGTACCTGTAGCGATGATCTGTTGTAGATCATTTGCATTTCGAGGTGCTGTAATTGCTGCTCTAATTGTGGCATCACCTTTGATTGTTAAGATACCATTCTTAGCTGTAATCAGACTTTCATCAAATTCAAAACCTTCATCTGTGTATAAGAATTCTTTCCACTTGTTATAAATATCTTGAGTGGACATAATACCATTGACTACTACATTGATCTTTTCACCTGACATAGCGAAAGCACAAGTACCGCTATTTTCAATTGGACGGTATTCCTCGTCTAACGTTAATTTAACTTCAGCAGCGATAGTTGGAGTACCTAATGTTGCACCAATATCTTCGACTTGATTTTCAATATCATTTACATAAGTCTTGATAGTTGGGTGACGTATTGTACGAGTCCAGTTAATGAACTCTGTATTAGGTAAAGTCACACTAGTTGGATCCAGCACCCCTGTTGGTTTTGATTCCCTAACATTAGTTGTTACTTCAGTAAGTAAATCAATATATGGCAATACATCTCCGCCAACAGTTTTCTTGAGCTTTTTGTTTTCAAGATGGACAAATTGATCTGAATAAATAGACTCTTTAGTGATAGCATCAGATCTTAGTGTTCCATTGGTTGTCGTAAAGGTTTTAGCGACACTTGGTATATCTGCTTTCATTTTGTATCTTATCTTGGCATCTGATATATTAAAAGATTCATTGATACAAACAAATCTACAAGCTTTACCGTCTTGAGCATTATTCACATGGTCTAATCTTAACTTACAAGAGAAGAACGTTAAAGTGTTATTACCGTTAGTATTTATCCAAGCATCACAATCTACTGAATTTTCTTTAGGTGTGCCATCGTATAGGTTTAAACCTCTTACACCTATGTTACCTGCATTCCAATTTAATAAGTTCGGGCCACAGTTCTTAAATGTAATATCATTCAGTTTCACACCCTTAGCCAGTTCAAGACACCACATACCTTCAAATAAGTTAGGTTTTCCAGGCAATCCACGAATGATAGTACCTGGATTAGTGTATAAAAACACTTGCTCACCAGCTGATCTTCTTCTAACGTGTAAATGTAATCCTTCAACCATATTTGCGGCGAAATTTATACGACCATTATCTGGAAGTACGAGAATGTTTGAGTTAATGAAATTAACCTTACCCTCTGTAACACGTCTTTGCTTAAAAGAGTGATTAATAAGGATATTGCAACTGTCAAATGTTATTTCACTATCTCTCCCAAAGTTAGTGTTAATATTTGGACTATTAGATCCTGGTTTTTCTGGTGTTGTTATTAAGGTTTCATCTTTAAATACTACCTTTTGATTATTTACTGTTTTAATAGTTTGTCCACCTGCAGGAGGAGGTGAAAGCACTCGGTAGTTTGGAGTTGTTTGATTGACAATATAGTCAAAATTGCTGTTATCCGTTGTGCCTGAAAATGTAATACTCATTACATACCTCTCTTAGCATAAATTGTAGCACCTTCTAATGAAGGTCTATCTAAGATATAATCTACATTGTTTTTAATAAGTCGATAAACAATACTAGGTTCTAGCGACTCATTCTTATATTGCATAGCACCACCTTCTAATTGAACATTAGGCTGATAGTTGTAATCCGTAATGTATTCAATCCAAGATCTCTTAGCGGTAGTAGGGTTTTGTGGCATATTCAATTTATGAATGATACCGCCTGTAGCATCTGATACAAATGTACTGAACCCTTGACCTTCACGAAGATAGTACACTGTATTAGGCTTAATTTCACTACCTGTTGGAAGTGAGTGAACAATTTTCTCAAATCTTATAAGTGGCATATTTGTGTTCTCATTATAAAATTCATTATATTTTAATCGCTTAATACGATTGTCATATTTTATAGCTAATCCAGATTTTAATGATATACTGTTGTCTGAATCATTTACCCTATGAATTAAACTATCTTTTACGGTGAATTCAATTTCATGTTCAGTATTAAGTGGAACTAATTGTATTGGTATATTACTACTATCTAAATCAATCAATTCAAACTTACCAATAACTTCAGATCTAATCTCTGCTCTAGGACTATCTTGAACAATATAGAACTTATATGGTGCTTGAAGTAAATCATTAGCGGTTATAATGTTTTCAGTATTATATGAATTCACGATATTAAACATTGCTTTTACATGATATTCTAGATAGTATTTTAATTTTCTTTTTAAAGATCCTGAATAGTATTCATGTACTAAATTCTCAGTCCAAACACAAAACATTGATCCAAGCACTTTATCAGTATTTTTCAGTCTGGTGAAAGTGTTTTGATAGCCTGTTACGGATAAATCCCATCTTTCAATTAAATCTCTACCTGCATAAACCGAGTTCCAACTTGTAAAATCTCTAGTATCATTAGGCACTGAATAACAAAACCACGCTTGACTATTCCAAGCATGATTTCCATAATCTACTATTTCTTGAAGTGTAGCTCTAGTTTTTAATCGTTCTTTTTCTACATCTGATCCTTTAGTTGCTTCGCCTGTTTGACTCCAATAAACAACATCAATCCTAGTATTAAGCATTTCTTTGCTTAGAATATCTTTTGTAATAAAATCGTTCCAAACTCTAGTTCTACATTGATATGTTTCTAAAATCCAAAGTGATAGGTTGTTAAAATAATTGCAAACATTTAAAGGCGTATTTTCAGAACCATATTCAAATTCATCGCCACCTAAATGAATTGTTTTTGTATTAGTGAAAGCACCAACTAACTCTGTTATTAGTTCTTTTGTTAGTTTGTATGTTTCTGGCGATCCTAGATGTAATTGATAGCCACCTTCGTGTGTTCTTACACTATTCCAGTAATCCCAATTATGATTGAATAATAAATCCAATAATTTGTTAGAGTGTGCTGGGAGTTCAAGTTCAGGAACAAGCTCTATTCCTTTTTCTTTGGCATACTCTGATAATTCTTTTACTTCTTCTAATGATAAAATGTAGTCATTAAAATCTTGTTTTGGGGGATTACCTAATACTTTTGATTCAATAGCATAACGACTAGAGTCAGAAAAGTGTAATTGGAGATAATGACCTCCACTCTCTTTAACAAAATCTATATAACCTTGAATATCAAGCTTACTAAAAGAAGTTCGTGCTATATCTAGCATCATTCCAGTTTGTTTCATGTTTGATATGCACCTTATATTAAAAGCCCCTAATTAGCTGCCTGTTGCATTTTAATTTTAACTAATATAATTTATCAAGTTAAGTTAAAAAATGTGAATATAAGCGATTTAGGGGCTTTCTCGTTGATTATTTTACTTTAAATTCACCACTAACTAAAACTTTACTACCGTTAGCTATTTTGTAAGTGTAGTTTCCTTGTGGGATTTTAATTTGATTGGGAATGTATAAAGTTAGTGTGTTTTTGTGAAAATATACTAATTGGCTTAGGTTTATTTTTCGATTTATTACTTTATCTGTAATTGTAAATGATAAATTCTCACCATCTTTTAAGCTTAAATCTTCAAAATCAATCTCTGTTTCTTTACCATTAGTTCTATTAATATTCTTTACAATCATTTTCTTTCTCTACAACTGAAAGATTAAAGTTTAATTTCACCTTTTGCTCGTAAGTAATCTTCAAGCCTTGCTAAGATAACTTCATCGTAAGTCTTACCTAAGTCATCATTAGTTAAAGGTTTGTTAAAAATATCACTTGCATCATCGATCCAAAATGTTTTTTCAACTAATGGCTCAAAAGTATCATCAGCTAAAGTACCGATTTTATAATCAACGTTTGCTGATTCGCCTGATTTATAAAAGCTTGTGATTGCGTGTACTAATTTTACATCACGAATTGGTTTATATTGTACTGTCATATTCTTTTACCTTTTAATTAAATTGCTATCTAATAAATACCTGTATAAAGAAACAGGGCTAAATGTGTGTGGTCGTTTTAGTTTTAATGCCTCAGCACACCACTCTGAACAGAAATAACGAGATTTTGCATTACCAAAACCTAATATTACACCACAAGCACCAAAAAAGTCATATTTACACCCTACTGTTTTGTTGTAAATAGACTTAATATCTGATACTTTAATTTTAGACTGATCAATTTCCATTAAATCCCATCTTTCAGGTTGTAGTTCCATATATTTCTTACGAACGCCACCATCTCTATTAGAACTTGAATAGCAAGTGTAATTTGTATCCTTTTCTTCTTGTACTGTTATCTCACAATGGCTATATTTTCCATTTGTAAATAGCCTAATAATTTCATCAAAAAACCTAAAATAAATGTTTTGTAATGAGTCTAATTTTCTTTTATGTTTATAAAAAGCTACATATATTTTCATAATTATCTACTTACTATAAATCTCAACCCAATCACTTTTAATATCAAAACTATCAATTAAGTTAGGGTCTGTTAAGCTATCTAATTTATGCTTTTTTGTTTCAGCTATTTGAAAAACTCTTTGACCTACAATAAAGATATGATTAGTTAAATCATTCAGCTCTTGCAAGCCAATTTGAACAAAGGTATTATCCATAGTCTTCCAAGTAATATGCTCATCTTTATGGTTTTCTAAATAAACTTTAGCTCTATCATAAGATATTTGTGAGGTTATATCTGTATGAAACCATTTAGGCTCACCGTTTACAATCATTTTTACACCTGATTGTAATATCCTTTCCCTCTCTTTTTTAATTTCTTCCCAAATAAGCTTTTTCTTTTCTTGGATATAACTTGCTAACTTGGATTGATTAACAACCCAAGTATGCGTTTCATTGTCCCAATCAGAGTAAGTATTTGGGGCTTTACCTGATAACCTAAGCTGTTTATTTTCATCAACCCAAAAATGACCGTTATTGTCTAAATTTTGTTGAATTAAATCAGCTTCTTGATCGGTTATTAGGTAAGTATCGTCTGTTATTTCCTCTTTCCTATTTATTTCTGAAAGAAGTTTAGAATTAAGTAAAAATACTCTCATTTTTATTTCTCACGATAATTAAGACAAAGTAAGTTGAGTTGTTGATATAAATTATAAAAGAGGACTACTATTCTATAATGTGGATCTGCCTTTTTACCGTCTGGGGTAGTTACAGAATACCTATAATCCATAGAAAAAGTTGAACCTAGACCATGATTTGCGTCAGTACCTATAGTTTTTCTAAAAAACTTTAAAAGCTCTAGAACATTCAAATAATACCCCCATAATTTGTGCATTTCTTTATATGCATTGTACCCCTTTGTTTGTATGCTATATGTTTCTTGAGAGACCGTATCAAGTGAGTTTAAATACCTTCCGTTTGCATATAGACCATATCCACCACCTGAAATTCGCGGTAGGTCATCTGCTATTATAGTATTTCCTTCAATTAGAAGATAATCAAGATAAGCCTTTTGAGTAGTTGTACTTCTACCTAACCGACAATAGATTTTTATGAATTTATCTACTTTCACATAAATTCTAGGATCATTAAAAGTGTAAAAATCCTCTGTTTTTAACCTAAAAAATTTCTCCGAACCATTTATTATCTTAAGTATATCTAAATTTATTATATGCCAACGTGTACCTAATCCGTATTCATCCGCACCAACCCTAGGTATAGTGAATTCAAGCTTTTGTTTCATAGTTTCTAAACCATAACTCAAAATACTACCTCCGCTTTAATTTTCAACAACATTACCAACTGTTACATCTGATATAACAAATTCACCTTTTAACTCATTATCCCAACCTGTCTCAATATATTCAGAATAATCCCCAATTGGTTGATTAAAATCAATTAAGTGATCTGAATAATCTGGGTGATGTTGGTTTATTAAATCGTCTGGTAATTGTAAGAATTTGTCTCTAAATTCACTTAAATTATAAATTTTCTTAATTTCACAACCGTGAAAATTTGAAGAAACATCTGAGCAAGCTAATCTAAGTGCAAATAAACAAGGATCAATACTAAAATTCATATTATCATAACTACTGCCTACTTGGTTAAATGTTACCCGTCCTGATGTATCTCTCTTAAAAAAGGCTTTAGCAAAAGCCTCTTTAGATTCATAACTTGCAATACTTAATGCAACCTCTTTATTTAAAAAATCAACTTGATAAGAGGTTACAACGTGGAATGTTGCTTTTTGGGAATAAACCCCTCTGCTAATTTCTATCTCTTTTTCAATATAATACACTATTGTTACCCCAATTTACCTAGTTTAACTTTAACCACTCCATTTTCTATCACTTGTATATATCTGTTTTTAGCATCTAGAACAATACCATTATTTCTGTCATCACCCCAAATCTCAACAAGACCATCAGGCTTAACAATAAACTTACCATTCACATTTATCGGGTCCCAAGCCCAACCACCACGTATTTCAATAGCGTTAGTTCTTATTACGCCTTCAGATGATAAGTGAGTACCAGTACCTCCTCCCTTCCACCATTCTAAAACACCGCCATTATCATCAAGCCTATGAGCATTTCCTAACGATATTTCACCTGCTGTAAGTCTTCCAAATACTCCTGTCATTGCTGAAACACTATCAAAAACAGCATTACCTTGAACATCAATCATTGACATTGGACCAGGAACCCACGGACTAGGTTCTGTTTGATTAGGTTTTGCCTCTTCTAACATAGGTCTATAGAAGAAGAAGCATGGATCGTTGGCTGTTTTCTTCAAAGTAAAAGCAATACATACATAATCAGTAACAGCAATAAAACTACCATAACTTCTAGCACTTTCACCTCTACCATAAATTTGATTATCGCCATTTCCATTACATAAAATTTCTGCATTATAACTATGATAATCCCAAGGATTAGAGTAGTTTTCAACAGCAATAATACCACTTGCTCTGGAAACTGAAGTATATGCTGAAATTATATATCGTTTTCCTGGCACAACTTTAACAACTTGGCTGAACCAACCATTCCACACGTCAGCACGATTCCTATCTCCTTGTCCTTGTATATACATAGTGTTTGGTGATTTTCCACCGTTGCTATCGTCATAATCTCCGTACCAATTTCTATCTCGGTTTCTGGCAAGTCCAATATTCCCTTCTCGATTCCACCAGTTCCATCCAAGTATGTAGTTTTTACTTGTTCTATAAGATCCTTCCCTCCAAGCTTTTTCAGGCATTGCTGGTGTATGTTTAAATCCAGCATTGATTAGCATATTTTCACCAGCTTGCAAGACTAAGCTAGAGGTTCTTACAGTGCCACCATCAATAACTGTTCCTATAGATGATGGAACAAATGCACTCGGTTTAGTGGCGTTTTCACTACACTCTTCTAGCATTGGTCTAAATAACCAAGCAAACTGATCAGCATTAATGTTAGTATTTGGAAGATTTCTCATCTCTAAACCAACTCTCACATTCTCAGAAGTAGCTTTAAATTTAATAAATGCTCTATCATAGTTAGATAGGTTATTACCGCCTGTCTTAGTAGAGAATTGAGTAGTACCATAGGTTGATACAAAACTGCCATCTTGTAAGGTCTTTTCAACTATTAGCCTACATTTAGATCTATGTGCTGCAATATATCCAGAAAATATATACCACGTGTTAGGAGTAACCGCTAAGTCTTGAAAGAACCACCCTGTCCTAGCTTCTGGTTTAGCTGATCTATTAGTATTTTGAATAGATACTGCAATTTCATCAGGATACAGAGAAATATTTGGTATCCAACCACTACCTTTAATCCTAAAGTTTAAATATTGAGCTGTGTTCATAGACCAGCCAGTGACTGATGATTTATGTGGAAAATTACCGTCATATTGCCCAAATGGGTATTCAAACGAGGAAGTTAGGGTTGAATTTATTAAAAGGTTATTTCCTCTTGTAAATTCAACTTCACCATTAAATCTAACCTTCTTGTTAGTGGTATTGATAGAAAATGGAGTATAATCATCAGCACCATTAGCAATCTTGAAGTTATCGGCATTAATAGCAAAGTTATTAGTATCACCATTTACTGTAGATTCCCAACCAACAGCCTTACCATTAGCATTAACTTTAAGACCTATTTTAGCATTAACTTTACCGCTTGCATCAACTGCTAGTTGTTTAGTTTCAGTTATTGATGCATTGATACGTTCGATGGCTGTTTTAGCATCATAAACTAATCTAGGATTTCTGACTTGAATTGTGCCTGCTGACTTTGCTTCAAATATACAAGCAAAGTAGTTCCTAGTTTCATTAGCTTTAAGTGAAGGTGCTGTTAATGTTACTTGGTAAGTTCTCCATTCATCAACTAAAGGAATGCTTGGAACATTACTATTTCGCCATTGTTTAGCGTTATTCACATCTTTATAGTAAAATCTTAGTATAGGATTTAAAACATTACCTTTAATGTTTGATCTTGCTTCAAAGGTAAGCAAATATGGTAAGTCTGGTTGAACTTGAGTAAAGGCTAAACTTGTCTTACTACCCCTTATAGCATCACCTTCTTTACTTAACTGATACGCGTGCTTGTAATCTGTAGTATCACCACGTAAGGTGATTGTACCGTCGCCACTACTTTGCGATAAAGGCTCACTTTGATGCTTACCTGTCTCCCAATCCATCGTATCAGTAAATGAAAGTAAGTTATTTTGGTCAGAAGTTATTCTTGCATCAAATTGAACTTTTAACTCACTTGACTTTTCAGCAGCAACTCTGCTTGCTGTAGCCTCAGTATTAGTTCTTTCATTGATAATTGCGTTACTAATTCTTCCATCTACTGTGTTAGCTTTAGATTCAAGAGTTGTAGTTCTTTCAGCTAGAGTCCTATACTTATCAGATGCTGTTCTTTCATTCTGATCAATCTTACCACTTAGTTCTGTTTTAGCAGTATCTAATTTATCTGTAAATTCAGATTTAAGATTTTTAGAAGTTTCAGCAATGCTACCACTTAAATCTGTTGTAGTTTTCTCAAGTTTTGATATTTTACTTGAACTATCATTTAATTTACTTTCAGTATCTCTCTTGAAATTAGTGAAAGCTTGTTTGTCTGTAGTTTGTGTAGATTCAATAGTTCTAATCTTACCTTCAGCTTGACCTAATCTTGTAGCTTGCTCTTCTAATTTTCCAGAAGTTACTTTATTAGCCCTTGAAATTGCTTGTCGTTCAAGTTTATTAGTAGCTTCTGATTGATTGTATTTAGATGTTAAACTTTCAACTTTACCTAATACTGTTTCTTGTGCATTTGATACTAAAGACTTAGCCTCTTCAAACTTACCGTCAGCATAGATAGCAGCCATATTCATTCTTAATTCAGGCTTACTAATAATTACCGCTTGTCTTTCAGTTAAAGTATTTGAATTAGTAAAAATAACTAACTCAGTTTTATCAGCATTGTTAGGAACTGATAAAGTTTCACTAATTCTAGCATAACCTGTAAAGGTTTTCAAGTTGCTTTGTGATAAGTATTCACCATCTTTATTTAAATATCTAACTACAATCTGTGCATTGGTATTATTTAAATTGTGTGCGTGTAATCCAATATAAATTTTATCGTTTGGATTTACAACTAATTGACCTTCAGGAACTAAGCTATTACCCCAAAATTTCAAATAATAGTTTGAAGGTGCTTTTGTTTTTAATTCTTGGCTTTGATTATCTTGGAATGTAATTACGCTAAATTTGTTTTTAGGTTCACAATTCCAATTTTCTAAGCTAGATACTGTTCTTTCACCTGTAATTTGAACTTGACCTTGTGAATCAAGTGTGCTAGTTACTTCTGTTTTTGTGAAAGTAGGGTTAATAATAGCATTACTTAGATCACGCTTAAATTTAGTATTCAGTGTTTCAAATTTTGCTGCATTACTTGAGCGTTCATTGTTTACTAATTGAGTTAAGCTATCTACTTTAGATCGATTGCCACTAACTTCGCTAGTAAGATTTTCAATTTTACTAGATTCAGCGGTAATTTTTCCATTTAAATCATTAACTCTATCTTGAATTTGCTGTGTAGCGGTGCTAAATCCATTTCTAAGCCTTGTTTCTTGTTCCCTTAAGGTAGTAGCTATACTTCCCCTATCAGTGTTCTGTGTTGATTCTAGGGCTTTTATACGGGCTTTATTTTTCTCACTTTCACTAGTATCTTGCATATCTAGCTTAGTGACTAAAATTTTACCACCTGTTTTGGTAGTAACAATCAATGCTGGGCTTGCAAACTGAGCATGCATTGGAATTTTAGTGTTATCTGTTGTAGGCCAGCTTGTTGTATTTCCTGAAATTTGACCTTCTAAAACAACCCAACCTTTACCAGCATTAGTTTTGCTATCAATTAAAGGATATTGTGGGCTTGTTTGAATGTTAGTGATAAAGTTTTTATCTTTATCAAAACACATCATCACTAATTCAGCTTTAGTAACACCATCGGGGCATTTTAAAACACCTGATAAAGCGTAAGTATGACCTTGCTCAATACGTGTAGGCTCATTTGAATGAATTGTAATAGGCATATTTCCTAGTGCCTGTAAAGCCATTTTTTGTGGTGCTGAATTATCTTTAGTATCTACAACACTAACTTCACCTTGTAATGTAGTCCAACCGTTAATATCATCTTCAAAATTATAGTTAGGAAAATGGCTACCGTTGATACTAGATCTTAACGCATTAAATCGTTTTGTACTAGCCCTATCTTTTTCAGCTACTACATTTTCTAAAGCGGTGATTTTGGCTTGTGAATTAATTGTCTTAGCATCGACTTGATTAAGTTTTTCATTTAAGGTTTTATCAGCATTAGTCAAATTAGTGATTTCTTCGGTTCTACGTGTTTCATTCTGATTGTAAATATTTCTAAAATCTGTAACTTGATTAGTAATTGATTCTAATTCATTCGACTTAGTTTCTAATTCTTGCCTAATAGTACCAATCGCACCTTGAACTTGTGCAATTTTAGTGTTAGTTTCCCTAGCATAAGACTCTTGTTCGGTAGCTCTAGCAACTTTCTCTTGTTGCAAGCCACTAACAGCACCTTGTGCAACAGCACTAATTGTATCAATCCTTTCAGCGTGTTCATTAGATTTACGTTCTAAAGTAGAAATACCTGTACCGTGATCTAATAATTGTTGTTTAACGCCTAAAATATCTTGGTCTAATCTATCCCTTAAGCCTGAAATTGTACTGTTTATTTGTTGTTCAGTTTGCTGTACAATCGTTCTTGCACGTTCTAATTGTCTAGCTAATTGTTCACTTAATTGATTAGAAAAGCCATTGTATAGATTATCAATTAAATCTCTAGCTAATTCTGTTTCTGTAATTTTACCGTGTAAAATGCTTAAAATTATATCAGCCCAATTAGTACCGTTTAAACTAACTTTATTAGATGGATTACCAGCTTCATTATTATCAAAAGCCCTTACGAACCATTGAGGGTGTCTAGTTAAATCAATATTACTTGATAATAATAAATGATAATTTTTACCTTTTTCAACAGTTGCAATAACTTCATTAAAGCCATCAATAACTTGATAAACTTTTACTACATAATCTTTCTTATAACTTGGTGGATTCCAACGTAACTCTGCACCACTAATATTCGGAATAATAAATAGTTGATTAATATCTAGAGAAGTAGGGTTTTCACTACCTAAAATTTGTTTCTTGACAATTTCTTGAATTTTATCATCAAGACCACTACCTTCACCTAAATCTTCAACAACACTTTCAACGGTTTCTCTCAAGTCTTTTGTAAAAGTATCTAATAATGCAACACTAGCTACTACCCTTTCTTTATCTTCAAGGCTCATATTCTCTAGTTGTTCTTTTGAACTTGCTACTTTTACAAACCCTTCACTATCTATTGAAGGTGTATCAGAAAATCTTAAAAACTTATTTTCTTCTTGGCAACCCATTTTAAATACCTTTAAAAAAGAGGGGGGTGTAAGCCCCCTAATTGTTTATTTTAATAATTATCAATCACTAGGATTCTGATATTTTTTACTTTTGGTCTATTTTCGTGGTGCGTTGTTTCAAGCTTGATTTTTAACCTACTTGATCCACGTTGAACACCTTTCACTTCATAAATCACTGTTTGCCAGTTATCACCAATTGGCTCACTTGATTTCATTGCTAATTCTGTATATGAACTATCATTCTTAGCATCGTCACCTGTTTGATAATATGGTGTAATTTTGCAACCACTTTCAGCTAATTGGTCTAATACTACTTGAATAGCTGCTGGACTAACTTGACCATTTTTAATATTCCACTGTCTTCCTACATAAGTACTTGGGGAAATCGCTGTACCTGTTAATAATAGTAAGCCTGGGTTAATTAAAGGAGAATGTGCTTGGTTAGTTGTTTTTAATTCAGCAAAAATCTCAATATTACCACTTGATTTCTTAATGGGTTGTGTAAAAATTGTTCTATTTAAGGCTAAATCAATTCTTTGACCACCTACTTGTGCATAGAACCTAACGCTTGTTGATTCGTTAGTTTTCACTTGTCCTACTAATCTTAAATCAGTAACATTTTCTTGTCTTTGTGCTGCTGTTAAAGTACCGACCTTAACAGTTCTAGTGGCTTCATAGTTTACTGCATGGAGCTTATAAACCATATCGCTATCTTGTACTGATACCCAAGTTCTTTCGTTTGCTGATAAGAATAATACGCCATCATCTACTTGAGTTTTAACATATTGCTTAGTATTAACATCACGATCACCTACTTTAGCAATGGCAACTTTACCTTCAAAAGATTCAGTAATAATAATTAAAGAGTATTCTTTTCCTTGCTGTAAAGATACTGTGCTTTCAAGTGGGATCTTATTCCAACCAATCCTTAAATCTTTAACGTTTGGAATTTCACCATAACCTACTAATTTAAAAATATCAGGTTGTCCTGCCGTATTTTCTACGATTTTACAATACAACATTTTAGTAGGTAGTTCAGTTAAATAACAACTTACCGCATTAATATCTACAGGAGATCTAGGGATAAAAGATTGAGCAACTGGGTCAGTCAATCTCCATCTTCTCCACGCCTCTAAGTTACGTCTTCTTCTTTCTTCTTCCTCAGCTCTCTGTCTTGCTAATCGTTGTTCATAATCAGATCTTAATCTATCAGCATCGTCTATAGCTTGTTTAGCCCAATTCGGGTTCATAAATACTTTTATCTTATCAACAATATCACCACTCATTTGTAAGTGGGATAAGTTTCTACTTCTGTTGTTTAAGATAATTTGAATAATATGATTACCTTTTGTTAAGTTAAGATTTACAGTTTGTGGGTTATTATTTGTAATAGGTCTAGACCAAATAGCCTTACCATCTAAGAAAACAAATACATCATCATCGTTAGTTATGAAAGAAATTTGTTTTGTAACGTTCTCTTTTGCGATAACACCCATCTCCCACATTTGCGATCCTGTGGTTGCTGTACCTGACCCTTGGTCAAAATTAATATTACCGTTAGTGTATTCAGTACCAGCATATACTCTAACAAACTGACTAGGATTAGTAACGTGGTATTCACTACTTGCAAAGTGAATGTAGTAACCAGGTAGCTGTCTAGCAATAGCTTGAATATCTTTGTCTAATCTATTAATATCAGCATTAACTCGATTAAATGCTGCTGTCATATCGCTTTTTAGGCGATTATGGCTGTTAGCAAGCTCTTGTGTTTTTTGTTCTAAAGCCCCAATTCTTTTGCGAATTTCAGCTAATTCAGTCTCTAAATCCTCACGTAACTGATCAATATTGGCTTGCATTTGAGCGTTAATTTCAGCTTGTCTTGCTAAGTTTAATTGAGTATAGAAGTTATTATAGCTTTCATCGTTACGTTTTAATTCAAAAACGCCTACTGCAATAGCACCACTTACTAAACCTGTAGCGTGTACTTCATAATTACTATATAATAAGCCTTCAGGTAGATTTAACTCATATTCGGCACTACCGTTAGTATCTGTAGATACTGTACCTTGATCTACACCCCTAAATTTAATTTTTACTTGTTCAGCTCCATTAAATTTAGATAACTTAACTTTAACCTTGAATGGTCTAGGTAATTCAGTTCCATCGTATCCAGGATCCCACATATTACCATAAATAACACTAGGATTAATTAAACAGCTTGCAACAGGTGCGGATTGGGTAGTTGCGTAAGGGTTAATACGTTGATCACCAGTATGGATAGTTTGACTTGCTAAATCATATTCAAGTTGTGTACCTAAACTGATAAAGTCAGTATTTAATATAGTGCTTGTACCAAAATTAGAACCAATATCTAAAATACCGTCTTGTACCCTTGCATTTTGAGTAATACCTTTATCTCGCATATTTTCGTTTTGCAATGAATCTACGATAACACCCCTTTTGTTTGTTACCATATCCATCTCACGTGCTTCTTCTTTTAAAGATAGCTGTAAAATATTGTATTGAACATCAGATAATTGGTTACGCATTTTCTTCAATTCGCTAAATGGAATCATAGTAACCATATCATCTTGAGTGATTCTAGGTGATTGACCATACATTAAAGTTACAACACCTATAGATAGTTCAATAGAGTTATCTACGCTAGGTGGAATAACATTAGAAGGAGTATCTGGAATACCTTTAATTACAACTACTTGACCGTTTTTAATTACTACCCTGTCCATTCGAGATAAGTAGAATTGATATGTTACAGATAGTTGTGTATTGTGTACCAATTGAGCCATATCAGCGTTAGAAAGCTGTAAGCGATTAGCTACAACGCTTGCGTTAAAAGTGTTCATATATTGGTATTTTACAGTATAGCTTGATCCTGGTGCGGGTTCATTGCCACTAGGAGTCCAACTGATTTTATCACCTACTTGTACATAGTCAGTAATATTTTTATATACAGTAGATCCTTGTTTAACTTCAACAATTCTTAAAACAGGAGTATTAGGTAAAGTATCTTCACCGCCTGCTGTACCACCACGATTAATTGTTTCTGTCACCTCTTTAGTACCTACAACGTTAGTAATAGATTTTGGAGGTAAATTTCTTAAAGTATAATTTGATTGACCTTTTATAAAAATAACAGGTTCGCTAGATACGTTCCTTACATTCTCAGAAACAGGGTCTAAGGTAATCATTTGACTGGTTGAAATTTTAGTTTCATCACCATTTACCCTAGCAATACCGCTTGTTAATTCAACTGTATGCTTACCGTCATCTCTAATTAAGTTCGTTGGTTTTAAAATCAAACCTTCTACTACATAAGATCCGTGTACACCTTTATCATAAACAGAAATTGATTTATTGATATAATCCCTATTTCCATTACTATTGGCTGAACTTGCAATAATTGACCCATTTTCAATAGTGAAAACAGGGAAGAATAATTGACCTAACTGTACTTGATCATTTTTCACCCATCTACCTACTACTTTTTTACGGTATGAAGTTTCTTCCTTGTAGAAAGGTGATTCAGGATCAGGTTGTAAGATCTGTTCATCTTGAACGCCTGTAATAGTGCTTTCTTCTACAAGTACACCAATAGTTTCTTGCAATCCTGATAATGTAATACTTGCTTGTGGCGTATAAACAGGTAATCCTTGAACTGAAATAGTAGATTCATCAATAATAATCTGATTCCTATTTAAAGTTAAAATCTCACCGCCACTAATAATAGTACCGTTTGATACTAAGAAATTACCTATCTTTGAGGTAAAGCCTAATTGAATATCTTGCATTTCGTTCAATTCGGCTGATTGTAATTTAGCCCCAGCTGTGAAAATTACAGATCTGTAATTTTTAGTGGAGTCATAATTGTTATATGATTGTTTTTGTGCCATTGCTTAGAACCTCAAAATAAAATCTCGTTTTTGTGCAACTGTCGGATCACGTACAAGTTTAGGAATATTTGCACTACAGATCAAATACCCACTATTTGTCAATTGTAATGGATTTACAAAACTTTTATCTGTTACATCGCTATTAAATTTAGTACCTGAAGCTACGCCTACTTTATAAATAGTTGCGTTACTAGCATCTGTTAATTTATGTGTTACAGATAGTAAAAGGCAATTAGTAGGCTCAGTTGATTCAATCCAACGATACCCACCGCTTTCAATATTACCACTATCATCTTGCACTACATATTTTTTAGTTGCAATTAATCTTCTGCAAATCTCATTATCAAACCTAGATTTTAAAGGATCAATTGTAGGGGGTGTATCAGTCCACTCTTCTTCATTATCATCTAAACCACCCCAAACAAGGTATAAATCTTTTTCCATAAAAGATTGTGCAATAGCAACTGAACAAGATTTGTTCATTACTGTATTAATTTGTGCCATTTATTTATTCCTTTGTTTCTTTAGTAGGTTTTTTCTTATCTAACTCTGATAATTTTAACCATACACCTTGTACTTTTCTCATCATTTCCCCATCAGCCCTATGAAAAAGTGAGCCTTCAGCTATTGTTTCATCTTGAGGTGGAAAATCTGTACCATTTACATAAAATTCTGGTTGCTTCATATTTATTCTTTATCTCCTGTTAGTGCATATCTAATATTTTCTAAATTGTAGCTGTCAGCTTTCAAGTTGAAATCTAATCTTATATCATAAGTAGCTGTGCAATCAGCGTAATGAGTGAATGCTTGCTCTTGGAAAGTATCTACTATTGCACTATAAGACATTTCAACATAATGACTGAAAGAATGACAAAATTTGATTACTAAATCAGAATCTAATACACCGAACCCTTGATCAATATCTTTATTAGAGGCATCTAATCTAAAATTATTATCTAAATAATGGCAAGATATATCAAAATCCCAATCTGAATCAGCTTCCATTGCGTTATCTTTAACATCTGTACAGTTGGTGATTGATCTTAATCTTACACAAGTTGGTAAAAACTTTTTAGCTAGTTTTTCAAACTTAACTAAATCCTCTGTTTTTACTACTACCCCATTTTTTACAATTACTGTAAGCCAAACACAACCGTTTCTATCCCTTAATAATTGAAATCTTTCATAATCTATTTTGATTATTTTTAGAATGGTTTCTATTGCTTCAGGTTTTCCTTTTTGCTTGATTAAGCCCGCATAAAGCATAGAAATAGTTTTCTTATCTATATCATCCTTTAATAATTCAGCTATTTCAGAACCACCTAATAAGCCTATAATATACTCAGGGCTATAAAACGGATTATCTGGATTGTATAGATTAGCTACTGATTCAGTCTGTTTAGTATAATACTTAGCTATACCTTTTTCTAGTATATCTGAAAAAATAATAGAAAGCGAATCATATCGCATATTTGGAGGGTACAAATTCAATACATTAATAGGTTTATTTTCTATAATTGTACTCATACTCGTACTCCGTATATCCTCTATTTAGATCAACACCTTGCGATACGGAAGCGGTTATACCTTTTGTTATATATTCAAAGTCTAAACTTGCAATTCTGAAATATTGATATTCTTTTGCTTGTTTATCTTGAATAGGATAATCAATATAAACCCTAGCCCCCATAGGTAGCTCCAAACTTGCTATACTTGCCATTGTGAAGTTAGTTCCTAATTTCATACATTGGAATTGCAAGTGGTCTTTTATAAGCTGCTCTACATCGTCTTTCATTTTAGGATCATGGATATAGATTTTTAACCGTGCGTCTACGTCTATAGGGCTTGGTGGGTAAACAAAAAATGCTGTCCCCATCATTGAGTGTTTTTCTAAATAATCTTCAAATTCCTGTAATTGTGTAGGTGTGAATTTTTGTTCATCTTGCCTTAAGTAGAATACATCTACTGTACAACACCTATCTGTATGAGGTCTAGCTTTACAACTTACTAAACCCTCATAGCTTGCACCAATGTATTCATAATCTGAATAGCTAATCAAATTTCTTTGAGTGCCATAATAACCTGGGGCTAACGCTACCATTTTATCTGTGGAATCAGGATTAGATCCTTGGTCAATGATCTTTGATTCAATAATTTCAGCATCAATATTTAATTTCAGATCATCAACGCTAAAATTCAAGTCTAAAAACTTATCAGCTGGTACAATATATTCAAACCTTAACTGGCTTGCTAATTCAACTTTTTTACCTTGTGAACCATTACCAAAGATTAGATAAACACCCTCTTTATGCGAACGAATTAAAACATTATTCTTATTCAATTCTTCTTGAATAGTAGTAAGTTTAGTATGTTCATCGTTGATAAACAATTCATAATACCTATTATCCACTACTCCATCTACTGAAAAAGAGTAATAATCTTTTGTTTCATAAATAGTTCTTTCATGTTTTACCCAATCACCAACAACTAAATCTAGCGTATTATTACCATATCTGATTATTGTATTTTCAGTTAAGCAAACGTTTCTACCTTTAATTGTACCAATTGGGGTAAACCTATCCCATGCTACGTTTCTTGCACTATTAAACTTAACTCTGATTCTTGGTGCAGCTTTCCTATTATACACATAACCTAATGTACTTGCAATAGTCATAACTGTACTAGGCAATGCTGAATAATCTAACATACTATCTTTTCTTGCCATATAGCTATTAAAGCCTAGAAAAGCGGTAGTAGCTGCGGCAATATCAATTAAGTTAGTACCTGCACCACTTTCAAAAAAGTCTTTCCATTTAGATTCGTATTCTGGTTTAGATTCTACATAATTTATCAAAAACTTTTTAACTTCTGGGAAGTTTATTGATTTTAATTCTTTTAAATTCATCGTGTAATACCTATTTCAAAATTATGTAATTCTGCTGGATTGGTTTTGATTCTAAACGCAATAGTTACCCAATATATACCATTCTGATAATCTGCAACTATACTTGATAAACCATGCTCTACAACTACTCTAGGCTCCCAGCGATTTAGAGCGATTATAATTTCATTCATTAGAGCAAAGCTTGTATGATCATCCATAATTTCAAACAGGTATTTATGTATATCAGATCCAAATTCAGCATTAAAAATCCTAGTACCTTTTCTTGTTGATAATATATTTTTAATGGATTGTTTAACAGCATTTACATTATAAATGTACTCACTATCAAGCGATTGATCCAAATCCGAATATATCTGTACTCCATTATCCATATATTAAAACCTCTACTATTTTCGTTCATTTGGTGGTGAAGTCGGGCCATGAAAACCTGGGTGAGTGTGTTGGTTGTAAATATTACGATCCCCTTGCATAGTCCTAACTTTATCTTTTACTTCGCCTGTTGATTCTAATTGTTTTGTAGTAAATTTAGCAAGTTGTGGAACAGTGAATAACCAAGTAGATTTTACAGACGATTTACCATTTCCTGGGGTTGTTAAATCAAAATTACCATTTTCATCAATTGTAAACTCAAAGCCTGAACAATGGTGAAATTTAAACTCTTTTGTCTTTCTGTCATTATAATAATAAGTACCGTTACTATCTTTATACCCATACCTATCAGGGTAATTTTCCTTAAATTCATCTGGAACTTCGTTTATATGCCACCTACTTGAATAATGTGGCATTTGACTATCACCTGTTGGAAAGTCTATAACTAGCTCTGTACCGATTTCAGGAATGATAATTTGACTAAATTTATCACTTTCCCCAAACCCACTAGGAAAAACAGGTAAACACCAAGGTAAATCCTCAATTGCCCCCTCTAAAACACCTGGTACAGTTACTTTTAATCTACATTTCTTTTCTGGATCATCGTTATCTACTACTTTCCCTTTCTGTGGTTTTTTCAAAGGGTCATCAAACTGATCACCCCTGACTACACTTGACATATTAATCATTGTCTTACCTTACTTCATTAGGGTTATCTCGGCATAATGTAACTAAGCCAACATATCTATTGTTGTATATCCTATGACAAACCCTTTTAATTAAATATAGACCTTGTGTATCTTCAGCTTTATGCTTATCATATAAAAAAGCAATATCTGTAACTTCACAAGGTACAAATTGTTCTGTTGCAATTTTTACAGTATGCGAATTAAACTTAGTTAAACAACGCATAGTGTATTCTTTTCTAGCATAGAAACTACCATGCATATTATCTTTTGTTTGATAAGATACACTAGCAAATCTTAAGCTAGGGTTGGTAGATTCATCTCTGCTTGTTTGTGCTAAAAAAGGTGCATTTCTTGCTGTTATAAAATCAGATTTCTTACTATCAGCATCATGTACAAGCCTAGTTTGGCTATACCCACTTAAATAGTCAATAGTCCCCGTATTTGATCTATATTCAGGGTTTTGAGTATAGATAATAGGTGTAAATCCGTTAGTTGGGCTACCTGAATCTGGAATAAATGCCCATTTACCTACGCCTGCACCAGCTTTTGTTTTTTCATAAGACCTACATAAAAATTTACTATCAGGAGTTATACCTATTAGCATTAAGTCTTTTTGATCAGGTAAAACAGAATGAAACCATAATTTATCAACCATAGCACGATCTGTTATATTAGATTGAACCCATTTCATTTTATCTAGTGTGTCATCAATATTTGATGAAAAACCAAAACCATTCCTACCAGCTAAAGAGGGTAATATAGCTATAGATTTATCGTTTACAATACTTACTTTCGTATCTACTGAATAATTGATAGACTTGTGCGTTAATAACAATTTAACATCTACATTGTTATCTTCTTCTTTTAATTTTTTCCTGCTGAATACAGTAAAATTTCCAAAAGCTAACTTATCTTCGCTATTTCCAACACCTACAGTAATAGTCTTACCTTGATTTAACTCGTGGAATTTCTCTTTTTGCCTTAATGTAAAAACGATTTCGCAACTTGGCATAATGTTACCAGCTTCTGATACCATTTTAAAAGAGTTTATATCAAAATATTCCAAAGTATCTAGCGGTGGGGATAAGCTTAGAATCCATTGACCTTTTACACCTATTGTTTTCATACTACGCTACTCTTTCTATATCTACTACGCCTCTTATATCATTTAAATTTGGCTTATTGTTATTATCATCATTATTTAAGCCTAGATATAAACCGTCTAAGTCTTCACGTGTTGGGTATCTTAAAATAGTACCCCTTTTCAAATCTTTTGGTAATCTTAACTCGTTTAAAATCATTAAAATCCACCAAAACTGAGTTTGACCTAGCCCATATATCCTTTCAGATACTAATTCAGGTCTCCCTTCTTCTATAGTGACTTTATAGGTTTTATATTTTTTTAAGGATTTTAACTTTCTTAAAAATTCACTGTCTATAATATCAAAATAGGCAAACCTTGAAGATCTTACAGGGGCATTAAATTTCATTATATCAAATTTGTCAAGATATTTTTGATCTAAATTTAATTTAAACGTTGCCACTATTACCACCCCCTGTTATAGTTTTTGCAATTTCAGTAGCAGCATCTTTACTTGCACTGATTACACCTTCGGCTGTATTTTTAACTGAATCAATAGTGCTATCCACTACTGATCCTATCCAACTTTTACCTTTGCCATTATTATTAAAAATACCAGCAATTGATTTTGAAGCTTGGTTTGGATTACCTATTGTACTTAAGCTTGCTTGCCTTTGGGTAATGAACATAGGTGTTTCATCACTATAACGTAACCTATCTGTAATGAAAGAAAAATTTAATTGAACGTATAAAGGTGCTGTTGGTTGATCTAGGTCATTATAATTCTTAGGATCACCAAGCCTTACCATTTCTTTGCTCATAGTTACCCTAACCCCTGTACAAGCTAAATGTGTAGCTGTAAAGTGATTACCCATTCTAATAGACCAAGTATTCTGTGCATGGGAAGTACCGCTAGAAAACACGCCATCAACCCCATATAAATAACCACCTGGAGCTTCTAGTATGTTACTCTTGAAAATGGGGCTAGTTAGGGATAAAGCTGTTTGAGCTTTTTGTAAAACATCTGTATCTTCATTTAAGGTGTACATAGTAACAGTAACATCAAAACTATTAAATTCGTTACCTTGCCATAAGTTTCTAGCTTGAAGGGGGTTTAACATTTGACCACCACCATCTAGATTAGTGAGAACACCTGATGCCATTTCAGCACCTTTAGTAATCACGTTTGCTGCCTTATCTACAATACCACCAAAACCGGGCATACTATTATTATACGTTGATTGGTTAGCTATTTTTGGGTCTTCTTGCAAAAAACCTGTAAATATATGTGTTCCCTTTATGCCACTATAAATAACAGTGCAAGATAAAGGGGAACCAGCATCCCCCTGTATCATATTATAAAATTGATTTACTTTTGACATATTAAATTATCCTAATTGCATACGATTAAACATTGATAATCCTACATCGTGGATAATATCATCAAAATATTCTTCACGATTTACAGGCTGACCTTGACCTACCGCTGTACCACCATTTGAAATATTATTTTGAACATAACTTTGAGATTGTTGTTGTAACGCTTTTTGTTGTGCTACTTGGATCTTTGTTTGTTCTTTTGCTGTAGGCGTTGGTGTAACCGCTTGTGGAATACTTGAAATAGTACCTGTAGCTGTACTACCTAAACTTGTTTTCATATCTTCTATAGGGTTTGTAACAATATTTGAAATGTTTCCTATAGTGTTTGAGAAAACGTCAGATAATCCACCTAAATTACCTATACCTAATTTGTCTAGACCTGTATTTAATATTTCCCCCATTTGATTTGAAATATTAAAACCACCATTAATATAACTTTTTAAATCAGGTATAATATCAGATACTTGTGGAATACTTGATACTACGTTGTTTAAAGCATTACCTACAACACCTTTTAAGCTTTCTACTGGATTAGAAATAATATCAGAAATGTTACCCATAATACCTGATATACCTGAATCTAAACCACCTAAACTTGGCATAGAGTTGCTAGGTTTAAGTGGAGTTACCCCTAATGCTTCTAAATTAGGAGTAACAGGATTAACATTATCCACACTTGGGTTACTTTTTTCAGCTAAATTGGTAGTAGTAGCCTGAGCTGTTTGTATATCTGTATTATTTTCTTCAGGTTTAGGCACAGGTGGTGGCGTTGGATTACTTGTATTAGTCTCGTTCTCAGTTGTTGATTCTGGAACTTGTGTATCGCCTGCACCTGCTAAATCTGTTTTTGCAATAGATAAAGGTTGAATATGTTGTTTTTCTTTGGGGTCATTTGGTAAAGGTCGATAGAACCCATACTTTTTCAATAGCCCCATTTTCTCAAGCTCTTGAGCTTGGCTTGGTTGAATATCTACCGCTAATCCGTATTCGTGTAAAGAATAACCTGGCCTATTAGCTTTATATCCAGCTGCTTTTAATGCAGCTTGCTCTTCTTTAGTCCTAAACGAATTAGTAACCACAAATCTATTACCTGTAGTTGCTTGATATTCGTGAGCCATCATATTCAAGTTTTGATAAAGCTGAGGATCAAGCTTAGTTACATCATTTTTACTAATTTGTCCTTTTGGAGCTTGGAAATAGCGTTGATTAGGGTCATATCCTGTCATTCCTTCAGCTTTAAACCCTGTTTGTAGTTTTAATCTACCACTTTCTATTGCTTGTTTTTGGTTATCATTAACCTTAGTTCCTTTTATGTTTTCTAAAGCACCTTGCATTTGACCTGCTGGAGTTGCTGAAAACGCTTGTTTTTCGTTGTTTTCAGGATTGATAGGACTAGCAACTCCATCAACCATACCGCTTACAGAGTTTAAGTAAGACCTACCTTTCTCAAGTGCTGCTATACCGTGCGTATTTGTAGTTACGTTACCAATAATACCAGCACTAAATTCATTGAAATTCTTACCATAAGATCTTTCTTGCAAGTAAGCATCAGCAATTTGTGCTGCTACTTGTGGATCACTAGCTAAATCAGGATTACCCTCTAAGTCAATGCCTAATTTTTTACCAAATTTTCTATAGTTTGACCTACCTGTTAATTGGACTAACCCCCTACCACGATAACGCCAACCATCACCTTTTTCAGTATTACCTAATTTAGACCCATTGTGGTCAGAATAAACAACATTTGCTAAAGCTTCAGGGTTATTAACTAAAGAATTAACATCGCCACCCCACCTACGGATTTTCTTACCGTGTACTTCCATAATACGTTGGGCTGAACTGTAGTTCATATTTTCACCAGCTGCTTTAGTAAAGCCACCTGTTTCCCTAGCCATATTAGCTAAAGCAAATTGAATATCCTGTCTAGACCTACCATTCTTCTTAGCAAGTTCAATATAAGCATCTTTAGCTTGTTTTGCTGCACCTGTACCTTCAACTGAACCTTTTACTTGTGGCATAGGTAAAGCATACCCACTATTTGCACTAGAGCTATTTCCAGTATTTGTATTGCTAGAATAATTAGCTCTAGGTGTAGTATTACCGCCACTAAAGATACCCGAAATAGCACTTGTAATACCACTAAACATTCCACCCATTAAACCAAAAGAATTCATAGGGTTGAACATATTCATCACTTTATCAGCGGTAGATTTATCTACATTTCCACTGGTTTTATCCTTAAAGAATTCACCAATTCCTGGGATTTGTGCCATATAGTCAAACATATTTTGAAATCCGTTTGCTAATGGATCTAATTGATCTTCAGGTGTCAGTGAATTATATGCTGAATCTAAATTGTTTAGTTTTTGTACAGTTGGATTATTTACTGCTTTTTCAGTATTTTCTTTAACTGCTTTCTGTGCATCTGTTAGTTTTTCACTTTTGGCTTTTTCTGTATCTTTTTCTTTGTCCTTTTCTTTGTTGCTAAACCAATTTCCAATATTATCAAACGCATTCATAACATTGTCAAATGGATTTACAACGGTATCAGCAATTTTTCCTAAAATACTATCTTTACCACCAACAGCATCAATAATGGCATTATCTATTTCATCTTTAAATTTAATACCACTTGCAATAGTATCTTCGCCTACTAAACCAAAACTAGCACCGCTTAAAGCACTTGCAATAGAGCTATCAGCTTTACCTTTTACAGTATCACCATCAAAACCTAATGCATTTGCTTTATCTTTATCATAACCATCATAAGCATCAGATAAAGCCATACCAGCACTTATTGCTAAACCTACAGGGCCAGCTACTTTTGCTACGTTACCTAACCCTTTCAATCCTGATTTCGCAACGCCACCTAATTTGCTAAGTTTACCTAGTTTTGCTGATTTAGCTTTAACTTTCCCTTTCTTGCCTTTATGTTTTCCTTTTTTACCCTTACCACCATCAAACATATCGGTAAGATCTTCTAATAAAGAAGTTTCATCTTCTTTATCTTTACCTTTTGTATCGTTAATGCGTTTTAAATCATCAGCTAAGAATTTAAATTGATTTCCAAGCTTTCTAATTTCTTGAGTAGAATCTTCTATCTTGTCAGCTACTCTATCAATACCACTAACCATATCTTGAGATTTATCGGTTAGTTGCCAAAAGCCATCTTCAGTTGATTTACGTGTGGCTTTCAATGATTCTAAAGAGTCTTTTCTATATTCTAATTCATCGTCATCATCACTTAATCTTTTTAAAACTTCCTTATCTTCATTTTCTGATAACTTTTTCAAATAATCTCTAGTTTCTTCTTGAGTTCTACGATCAAGTTCTTCTTGTCTTAAATCCCTCAGTTGTTGCCTATGTGAATCTTTTCCACCTCTAAGATCTTTAAACATATCAGACATTTCAGACCGTGTAGTGCCACCTAAATTTAAGGCTAACTCTAAAACGCCTCCACCTACTTTTTTACTTGCTGATTTAAGCTTGCCAGTTAGATTACCTGTCTTGTAATTATCTTTTAAAATAGTTGGTGATCTTTTTAATCTATTTAATAACTTTTGGTCTTTTTCCTGTATGATTTGCTGAATTTTATTCAAGCTTTCATATTGAACCGTTGTTTTATCACTTGTATCTTTTGCTACTTTATTTAAAAAATCAAAAATTTGATCATCGTTTTTTGATAATAATTGTTTAGCCTCTTTCTCTTTCCCTATTACCCTTAATAATTCAGCTAATTCTTTTTTTCTGATTTTTTGTTGCTGTTTTGTGAGATTTTCCTGTTTAGCAAATAGATCTTTATAATCGCTTATAATATCACCAGCTTTAAAAGTAGTATCTGTATCAGTATTATCTTTATTTTTTATAATAGTATTGATTAAATCAACTAACCTTAAAGCTTCATCTTTGGTAAATTTTAAATCTAAATCATATTTACCTGTCAATCTTAAAAATTCTTGTTGAGCTTTTTTATCTAAAGTTAGTTTATTAGCTGTTCTTAACACTTTAAAAACAGTTGTAAATTCAGTAATTATTGAAGAGGCATTATAAGTCCTTTCAATAATTTCTTTTGAAAAGTTAGCCCTATCGAGTAATTTTATATTTGCCATAATGCCCCTTGGATAATTATTGAGATTGATTTTGCTGTTCTTTAATCATTTCTACTAAATCATCTACATAAAATTGTAATTCTTGCCAATCCATCTTTTTAATATGATAAGCATCTACAATATTATTTCTTGCGAGAAATGATGCTGTCTTTAAGAGATCTAACCTGTTTACGAAATGGTTCAGCTAAAGCCGATACCCCCATAATCGGAATTGTTACAGGATTATTACATTCAGTACAGTTTACAGTGATCTTCTGATTGCCAAAATTTAATAAATTATCAAGTTCATCTAAAATTTCCATATCGTCAATATTAGTTGAATCCTTGATATATTGTAATGCTTCATTAAAGTTTTTGTTTCTAATTTGTAATGCCAACCTATTTAGTTTGCTATCTTCAAGGTTTTCTTTCCTAAATCTTAAATAGTCTGAAACAGTCATAGGCTTAAACTCTAATACTGTTTTATCTGACATTTCAACTAATACAGGAATTTCATCAATTAACTCTAATTCACCAAATTCAATGCTTGCTAATTCAGGCGTAACAGTAGTTGAGTGGTTACAATGCGGACATTCAAAATTTAATTTAAACCTAGGTGAATTGAATGTAGATAATTTACGCAACATCATAATATAATAGAAGTCTTGTAAATCCAATTCTTGAACTTCAAGACCTTCTGTTTTAATGCCTGATAATGCTAATTTAATTTTATCTTCTTCGCCTAAGCTTGTATTAGCCCATTGTTCTAATTCACCATAAGAAAAAGTCTTATAGGAAATTTTGCTACCTTGTGGATAAGGTAAGAACTTACTAGGTAATTCTTCGACAATAATATAAGGGGATAAGGATTCAATAGGTTTAATATCTAAAGATTCATTCTGTTTAATCTGATCCCTTGTAATAATTCTTACTTGATCTAATTGTTCTTCATTCATTTTCTATTTACCTTTATTTTATAATTTCTTCATTTACAATATCTAAGTCCACTTTTATAGTATTTAACCCCGAGCTAGAATCACCATCAAAAGTTAATCTGCCTGTAGGAATACATTTATAGTATCGGTGCATCACTGCCTCTTTTTGCCTGTTTAGCCAAACCACCTGAAATTGAATTATTGATCTCTGAATAGGTAGTACGCCTGCTGGGCTACTGTATATTTGTTTATATTTTTCTTCAAACCATTTAAATAATGATCGATTATCATCATCTGGAATAGTTAAAGTCATAGTAGCACCCCCATAACCTTGTGGAACAGAAAAGCTACGGTAAGGGGTCTCTATTGTATATGATTTTGTGTCAAAAAATGTAATATTTATATCAGTTGCTGGAATCCACTCTTTAAAGTAGGGAGGTAATTCTGTTGAAGTACCATCATCTTCTAATCGTATATCCCACATGTAATTTGTAGCCCAGTTTACTTGTCTTAATTGGCTCTGGTTTTGTAAAAACATATAAAGTAAAAACCTCTAAAAAATAGGGGTATTGCTACCCCCTTGAATAATTAACGTAAGGCTTTTTCGCTAAAGTCATCATAACTAAAAGTCATAGTTGGTTTAAGTACGTCAGCACTACTTGAACCAAGTTCACCACCTGGTTCGTATTTATCTAAGAATACGCCCATAAAAGTGTATTCGTAAATTTCATTATGCTCACGATCCATACGAACTAAGCGTACACCAAACTCAACATCTGCTTTAGTTTTTGCTTTACCTTCACCTTGTGTATAGTTCATTTCTACAAGTTGTTGAATACCTTTACTGATTTTGTTATTTACAGTTTCAAATAATGTAACTGTAAATTCACCATCAGGGATATATAAGCCTGGTTGGTGAACAGGTGGTAAACCTCTAACTTGAACAGATACTTTAGTACCATCACGTTTTGGAATTGCTACCGATTCACAACGCAAGTTAATATCGTCGGAATTCAAATCAACTCCACTTGGAATAGTGGTAAATTGAATATACCAGTGAACGTTATCAGCAAAATCACCTAACGCTCTAATCTGATTTAATTTAGGTCTCATTGATTACCTCTTATAGTTGTTGTTGTGCTAAATCAAATGAAACGGTCTCATTGATTACCGCCATAGTAAAGTTGATCAACTCTACGCTTGCATTCGGACAAACGATCAAATCAACGTTCATGATATTGTTTGCAATATCTATCGGTAAGTTATTTGTTTCATCACAAACACATAAATATTTAGTTACACCACGTCTTGCTAAAACACGATCCATATAACTATTTACAATAGCTAATACGCTTGCACGGGTTGGACTATCGTTGAATTCAAATAGTTTAGATCTTAATGCTTTAGTTAATGCTGGACCAATGGTGATAAGCAATAAACGAACGTGGATACGGTCTAATTTACTTGGTTGTGATAATAATGTTTTTTGACCCCAAATTTTGATACCTTGACCAGCATCAAAGATAATTGGATTCACGCCATTATCATAAAGTAAGTCTTGATCGCCATCTGTAAAATGAACTTTAGTGTCTAAAGCACTTACAACACCACGAGTATTACCTGCTACTGGATACCAAATTTCATAGTTTGAAGCGGTATCAATCATAGCTTTAATTGCGAAACCATCTGGAGAAGTCCAAACTTCACGATCATTAAACTCATCATAAATTTTCAAATGTGGTGCATATAAACCAGCCCAACTTGAATTTAAGTTTAAGTCATATTTACGATAGTTCACAACTTCTTGTGCTGCTGTATCTACGTTTTCCTGTGTTTTTAAAGGTGCTGATAATACCGCAAAAGCATCACCACGTTTTTTAACTAATTGCTCTAAACGTTGTTGATATGCTGGAACAGTATAACCACCATCGCCAATAAACTTAAATTGGTGTTCGTTAGTATTTTCAAAGTAACGTAAAGCTTTAATCATATCACCTGTAGTGATTGCTTCACCGTTATTACCTTGTGCTAAAGCTGTAGGAACAATTACATCAGCTAACTGTAAACTACCTTCTTGTAAGTTATCAGATACTTCAATATATTCTTTATCACGGATAACGTCTTCAATGTATAAGTTATTACCGTCTAAATCCCTTGCTTTCTTATCCTTTGAAACAATATAGGTTTTTACAGGATCATTTAAGTTAGATTTATGGAACACTCGAATACAAGTAGTGTTAGGAATTTTTGTATATTGTGTTGCTGGCCCTACAAAGAAATCGCCTTTAGCGTATTTACCAACTTTAATAGGCTCACCTGTGCCATTAATAGCATCTTTTTGTCTGAAATAAAATTCATACTTATCACTATTTGCACGGATAAAGTATGTTTCATTTGGATCTAATTCTTTTGGTAAAACCCTTGAGAAAAGTTTTACAGGGAAACCGTTACCCCATTTTTGGGTCAAGGTTAAACTAAATACTTCTTTATCTTCAGTTTCTTTAGCTTCCAATTCAACTTTTTCATCTTCTTTGTAGAAGTGGTTAGTGATATAAAGGTCATTACCCCATACACCTTCTGAACTTGCTGTAATAAGTACACTTGGACTATTAGCAAATTCGTAAGCTTGTGGGTTTTCAATGCCCTTAGTTACCGCTACTGGTGCTGTATCTTTATACAGTTCTAAGCCTGCACGTAAAGAACCTTCAGCTTTTGGAACTACTACAAGTAAATTGTTAGTAGCTTCAAGGATTTTTAAAGCTGACCAAAAAGCCACGTTCATACCAACTTCAACTTTATTATTTGGTGTGAAAAGTTTAAGTAACTGTGCTTTGCTTGTTACATTATGTACTTTGTTTCGTTCACCTTTATAGGCTGGTAAAACAATTGCTGCACCATAACTTGTACCAACAGGAGCGTAAGCACTTAGATCCCTTTCACGATAATTGACATAAGCTCTACTCATTTATCTATTACCCTTTGATAGTTAATTTAAATACACCGTTTGGCAAATCTTCTTGTAATTCTGTTTCATTACAAACTACTTCGCCCCTTGGTGAAATACAGAATTCTTGATCACGAT